ACCCATTGCTATTGAAACATGTCGGTGTTGCGGCAGACCAATAACCAAATGCCAATGGACTAACCGTTGTAATTTGTGCAGATTTTGAAGCCTGACATCCATAAGCGTCTGTGACAGTGCAAGAATAAACTCCTTCGGTCAATCCTGTTAAAGTTGACCCTGTTGAAGTTCCGACACTCCAATTGTATGTGAACGGTGCAGTTCCTGTAAGACCTGTGATATAAAGTTTACCGTTTGTCTGATTTGAACCACAGTTTGAGTTTGGAACAACATAGAATCCAAAATCTAACGCTGTTGAATTATCTACAATAAAACTTTGTGTTCTTCCACTACACCCCCCTAAATCAAGGGCAATCAAATTATAAGTTCCCGCACTTAAGTTTGTGAAAACCACATCCTGAACCGCAGTTGTTGCTGATTGTAATATGGTATCTGCAGAGTCAACTAAAAGAAACTGAGTTGATGAATACTGTGATGTCGAAGAACCCGTAACAGAACCATTAAATTGATTACATGTTGTATTCTGAACTTGAACTATACTTGCACACACTCCGTTTGAAACCGGTATGTTTACAATAAACTCAAAGTTTTGTGGTAACGAACTATCGTTGATTCTAACCGAATAATTTCCCCCAACTACACCAAACTTTTCGCATAACCCTATAGAATTTACACAAGGTGAAAAATCTTGCCAATTGAATGAATATGGTGGTGTCCCTCCACTAACTGAAACAGAAATAATACCTGAAGAATTGTTACTACAATCTCCAGTCACGTTTACCGTGTAATTTAAGGGGGCTATATTTGGTGGGACTGCCATCATGATATCGTTGTGCAATTAATTGTGAATGAAATTCCCGCATTTAAACTGATAACTTCATCAATATAAATAGGTGTTGCGGTCATACTCATAATTTTTATTATATTACCTTGAATGAAGAAAGTATACCCATAATTGTATAAATTAGGGAGATACTGTAATAAAGCATTTCTCCATTCAGTTGTTGTTGGAACATCTGTGTTACCATATCCTGTAAAGAATGGTTCTTGTATGATTGTGTTATTTCCAATTTTCAAGTCTACATACCAAGTCGAAACAACTGAGTTCAAATTACATTGAGTTTGTAGTAATCCTTGACTTGTAAAGTAGTTCGATAACACGTTGTTTAATATTGCCTCAAAACTTGATACTTGAACATCTCCGTTCAACCATGGATAGATTGAGAAATCAACAAATTCTGAAGCGCAATCAGTAGGGAATATCTCAGCATCTAATGAACATGGTAATGCAGGAACAGGAATAAATTGACAACCTCTTTGTCTTCTATAAACATACTTTTGTCTATGGAAAATTGAGTTTTCATATTTAACTCCACTTAACCAAATTGTTGTTGCTGGAATCATTTGTTCAATCAACTTTGTCCAATAAGGTCCGAGGTTTTCAACGTAATCAATTAACTTTTGATATGTGTATTTGTTATTTGGAATACCAACTGTTTGTTGTGATTCCAAGTATTTCCAAAATATAGATTGTAACACAGGATAACCACCAGTCTTTCCATCGGTAATGTATTGTCTGTTTCTTACATTAATCATGTTCTCCCAAAATGTCTGAGAGAATTCGAAGAACGTTTTCTTTTTTGGTTCTGGATTTATAAAGGTCCAATCAACACCACCAGGAACAGGATATCCAACAGTTAATCCTGATTCAGGAATCGGATAATCATATGTTCTTGATTCAACCCACACATCATATACAAGACCTTGGCTCGGGTTTAAGAACAAATCAACATTCTTAACATTCAACACAAGTTTCTCGTTTGATACATAATAATAGGCGTTATAATCTCCTTGAGTTGATACTCTGATTTTCTCGTCATCTGATAACCAAGACTTATTATTGTCAATTACTTTCCTCAACTTGAATCCATCTGACATGTATGGGAAATCTCTATATCTATCAAGATATGTTTGTCCATATGTGAATGGTTGGAGTTGAGTTTGAATATTGTAGTTTTGTCCTGTGAACACATTACCTGTTACTTGAACCTCATCAGGACTTCGGTGAGCTGGTGTTGTTTCATACCAACCCGCACCAATTTGGAAGAAATATGTTTCAGTATCTCTTGGGGCTTTTGGATATCCCTCAAAATCAATAGGATAATCACTCCTTAAAATTCTCGCAGTTTCATATGTTGTTGTTGATGTATATGCACTGAATGTTTGACCTTTAATTTTGAAAGTCACGTTTGGTATATAAGAAGGTGTCTGTTCTATATAAGTTCCTCCTGAGATTTGAGCCCATTGTGTATCAAATCTTTCCAAATCAATTCTTTGGTCCGCTAAATAAATGTGTTCGTTGTATTCAATCAAAGAATCAGGAGCTCCGATGAGTCTAAGTAAAAACTCAACAGACCTTCTTGTTCCTTTTGATTTGAATAGGTATGCCGCATTTAGAATTAAATTTCTATAATAAGCATAGTTTAATTCTGTCGGTGTAAGGGCTCTCGCATAACCTGGATAATTGGTATTACTTTGGTTCCCAAATACAGATGTTAAAAAGTCTTCTTCTGTGATTGGAGAGAAGTTTGACTGCCAACCTAATGTTTGAGATAAATTAACTAATAATTGAGATGGAATATCATTTCCAACATTATAGTTAACTGAATTCATGTAACCCAACGTGTCAATGAATTGTTTTACTTGGTCTAAACTTCTTCCATAAATTTGGAATATTTTTTCAACTTTTTGTCCGAGGGTATCAAACTCTTTTAAGGAATCGGTCACTAAAAATCTTGAAATCAAATTTGTTTTGAATGAATCGAGATTGATGGCAATTTCTTGAAGTTGTTCAAGGTATTGGTCAAAAGATATTCCACGAATATTCAAATTCCAAGGACCTTCTTTCGGCCAAGTTACTTGAGTATATTGTGTAAAATATTGTCCCGCCTCGTTTTGTTGTGGAACTTGGAAAAAGGCAGTATATTCAGGAACAATTAATCTATTCAATAGAAATTTCTCAACTTCATCAAAGTTTTCTGAGAAGGTTTTATCCACAATGTAATCACTTGGTCTAATTATGAAATTATCTTCAAAAGTTGTTGCAGTAGTTCCAAATGGTGCTCCTGAAACATATAACTCAATGTATCCACTTGTTAATGAGTCTGAAGGATTTAACGATACTACAGGATATGACTTACCACCTAAATTAACAACGTAGTCGAGATATGTCTCGGTCAAATTTCTCAAAGGAGAAACTGTAATTTCCCTCAAGGATAAGTTGGTAGAAGCACTTATGGTATAATCAATACCAAATGGATTGAAAAATCTATCAACATTAACTCTAAAAAATGTTTCATCCTCTAACGCATTATATGAAATATTAACAGCGGTCTCTCCTGTTAAGAAATTGTCTGTTTCATACTGAACGTCAAGTGACGCAGGAAAGAAGTTGATGATTTTGGTTATGGATACACTGAATCTTTTTGATAGTGAACCATACATAGTAAAGTTAAGAACTTGGGACACATCATAGTTCGGATAAACCCTAAACTGTGTTGCCTGTATTCTTCTACTTTCAGTTAAATCATCAATACCTAATCCTTCTAAACTGATTAGTTCTGAGAATGCCCCAACATTAAATGTTCTGTTAACTTTTTCAGTAACAATTGTATTGAAATCAAAAGTTCCAAGCGTAAGACCACCCCCATTGACGGTTTGTAATCCTACAATGTTATCAGAGAATGTCCCCGCCCCATTACCTGGTCTCGGAGGATAAAAATATTTGCTTCTTGATGTCGCCATTAACTAGTGATTGTTGTAAAGTTTTTACTGAAATCGATATTATTTCCACGGTTTTGTCTAACCTCATAAAGTAGAGCGTTAAATTGGTCTCTAATTTCATAAAGATTATATTGTCTGTAGATGTTGTTCTCAGAATCGTAGATTGTGTAGATACCATCATCAATAGACTTGGTCTGATTACCGTAAAGAGCAATTGCAAGAGATGATATATCGTATTCAACCATTTCAATTTCTATTGAAACTGGATTAAAGTATGTGTTTGAAATAATAATGCTTTGGTCAGGCTGTCCAATGAATGGTGTAGCGTTTGGATTGTTAGTTGGTGATGATGAAGGTGACAATGTTAAGAATAAAAGGTTTGCTGAACCATCAACATATCTATAACGGATTGCCTTTTGTGTTGTATTAACTTCGTTTGTTACAACGGGTTCGCAGAAGAAACAAGATGTAACAACTCTGAAGAAGTTTGGTATCTTTGTTCCATCAGTATTCAAGTATTCAACTCTATATCCCACAAGACCTTGAGGAACAAAGTTATTTTGGAATTCTGTTGGGACGTTGGTAACATCAATGATGATTCCTTTTACGTTTGGTAATGCATTAAGAACTCCACAATCAGTAATTACTGTTCTGATTTGTGCCGGTCTCAAATATAAAGTATAAATTCCGAGGGCGTTAAATTGTTCTGCAGGTAATGTAAGATTATACAAACCTCCTAAAACTTCCACACCAGCATTTCCACCTGTCACAGAATTGTTGAAGTATGGTCTTAAAATTGTTGGTGCATCAAGGGTTGTTAATGTGAAATCTTCTGTCACATCTCTTGATGGAGTATAAACCATAGTTATTTCAACATCTTCTGGTGAAACATCACTTGGTCTAATCGTTCCGTATGAGCCTATTGCCATGTTTTTGTTTTTTTATAAATAGTTTAGTCCTTATTTTCAACGTTAAAAAATCCGTATCCATAATTAATCATGTCACCCAAATTATCAACCTCCCCCAATCTCTGAACTCTCTCATATGCACTGTTCTTTCCTCTCTCAACAAACACATCAGTTTGTATCTGTGGTTGGTCCATAACTTTCAATAAAGCTTCGTTTTTTGTTATAGGAACTGCGGTGAGATTATCAGCAGTAAACCCATATGACTGTTCGAAGAATATTGTTGTTCCTCCACTAAAGTCATAATAGTCAACACTGTTGATAGTGTAAGCAGTAAATAACGGGTCAATGTTTGTTATTGTTCCCCAAATCTGTCCATTCTGAATTATTGGTAAACCAATTCTTTGTTGTGGTGTAAGATTACCATAAGGGGTAAGTTCATTTATTCTCGAAAGTGTTATCCCTGATATAGTATACGGAACAGTCACATAGTTATAAGATTCTTGTGGTTGAACTTCGTTAACAGCATCTCCTGAGAAAATGTAATTATAACTCACAGGAGTTCCACTCCAACTTCCGTTGTTTGAAACAAAATAAGCGGTTCCTTGTGGGTTTGGTGCAACAACATTTGTATATGGTGTTGTTACCGTTTTTTCTACCACAGTTACTCCCCAAGGATTAATCTGTCTTACAGTTATTTTATATTGGTCAGGTGTATTGGTAGGATATTGGTGTGATATGGAGTTTGGTATTGTTTGTGGGAAAGCCTCAATCTGTGAACCATCACCCCAATCTATAGAATATTGAGATAACTCCAAGAATTTTTGGAAATCACTCGATGTATTATAAACATAATAAGTGTATGGACTACCAGTTGTTGCAGAAAATATGAAATTGGCCACAACATCTTTCTGAAGGATGGCTCCATCAAATGGTGAATAGTATCCCGCATCAACCGCTGTCTGAGTTATCAGAATGTTGACACTCAATCCTGTTAATGTAGATGTCCCACCTGAACCTGCAGTCAAAATCTGACTCATTCCTGAGTAAACACCTACAGGTTGATTTTCATAATTAACTGTTACAATGTCTCCTAAAATATTTTCAGGTGATATAATAAAATTATAATCCATTATTGTGGTGGGTTAACATATTCATACCATTTTATCGGGTTGGTTGCTAGTCCAACTCTCTGATTATTACTGTTCAATACTTGGTAGGTTTGTGTATCGTAATCCAACTTAACTGGATAATAGAAATTTGTAAGGGTATCAAAATTGTAAGGGTTAGCAACCAAGTTGAATTGTCCCTGATTCATCATCTTAACAAAATATCCTTTCTCCGCATTAAAGAACTTGGCAGTCATGAAGAATGTATCGATATTCAAAAACTCTCTCTTCTTTAACCAATAAATAAAATATCCTTCTTTGTCTCCAACATAGTCCAAAGTGAACTTCGGCATTTTGATTTCAACAGGTGTTCTCTGCATCATCGCAGGCATCTTGTATCCTTGTTGAGTTGGGATGATGATTGTCAAATAATTAATCTGACTCTTCTCATCTCTACTATCATAGAAGTCCAATTTGAAAAATGAGTTTGTAAAATTATTATTATAATAGTAAATGTCTTGAACACTGAATCCTTCTGCAGTATAATCCATTTTCCAATTTGCAGATGAACTTAAAGTTCCTCCTGAATAGAAATAAAACTCATAGTTTATTTCAGTAATGACTTGTGTTAATCCTGTATAAAAATGATTAGCAAATCTTGATACTTCAAAATCTCTACCAATACCAATTACCTCAGTGATAACCTCTTCCTCATATACTTCAATACTTTGGTCATTACCCAAATAATCCCAAGATAATTGCACAGGGATATTAATCAGTCTATCTGACCCTTGGTTTTGTGTCATCAAATACTTATTCACATCCATCGATAAGTGGTTTTACTGGGAAACCAATACCAAGAAGATTTCCATTGAAATTAGAACCTTCAGGTATTAATCTAAATATTATCCCTTGATACGGGTAGTGGGCACTATTTAGGAATGGATAATCAACTCCCCTTCCTAAATTATCTACGAAACCATAAGTATATAAGTCTCTCCATCTGAACTGTTGGTCAGCATTTGAAAAGAATGAATATGATGGAACATTCTCAACTTTACCAACATCTCCTGTTTCAATGTAATCAGAAAATGTTTTGAGTGTCATACTATTATGTGGTTCATAATAATATCCAGGTGCGTTTGTGTCAGGTGTCGGTGTAGTTGAAAATATGTTTTGGTTATATTTTATCTTGTGGAAATATGGTGATACCACTCTTTCAAGTTGTTCGTAGTTGTTCCACTCACAGAAATCACCATCCATGACATCATCTCTCTTTAAATCACCATTGTAATAGAATGTCTTTGTAACACCGTTTGTTTTGGTGTATGATGATAAAGGAACCGATGTATTTGAATTAACAAATGATTGGTCCCAATAGAAGTTTGGTGATGTTGTTATATTGAATTTCCAACCTTGTTTCAATCCAACACCATTGGATGGTTCGTTAAACCAACCAGTATATCCTTTGAATACAATAGTTAGGAATATCTCTGACAATGGTCTTTTTTGATTATCAATGAATCCGTTGAAATTGAAGTCTATTGCAGAAGAAACGTTATAAGCATTACTACTTGTCTTCTGACTTATCCTTGTAACATTGTTTGGGGTTAAAGAACTTAGTTCGAGTTTTTTTTCTTCGTTAAAAACATTTTTTTCAAATCCCGATTTTGTCATTATAAGGTCATCTAAGTTTGTAAGAATCTTATGTTTTCTCACATAGTATGTGGACCTTGTTTCGGCTAAATTTTCAGGGTTCAAAACTCTTTTGAATGTTCCAACTTTTCCGTTCAAGAAAGTGCTTCCAGTATATCCGTAATTAAAAATATTAAATACGTATGGTTGACTGTCGAACACATCATTACCTAATGAATAAACTTCAAAAATATTATTTTGTTTGTAACTGAAAGATAATTCAACAAATTCTCCAGGAGTCAACCCGTGAGGTGCAACACATTCGAATCTTATAACTCGACTACCGTTTGATTGTGCATTACTGAGTGTAAAAGGTATACCGTCTTTTGCAACCCAATTATTTTGAGTTGATAATGTTGTGTAAAGTATTTTATTTTCGTCGTTCTCAAATGCATATGAAATATAATAAGTCCAATTATAGGTGTATGCACTCTTGGCTTTGTAATCTAAATGTTGGTCTGATATATTCGGTCTAAAAAAATCAAATTCATAATATTGTGGAAACCCTTTCCATACATTATTTTGGATTGAAGCATCTGCACCTACATAGAACAAGTTATTTTTAAATGGAAGATATTCTGTGGTTCCGGTGATAACATTACCATATAAATAACTAATTTTGAATGTTGGTCTGAATATTGTGCACCCTTGTCTTTCACCATCGTATACATCCGCTAAGCTGACTGTCGAACTTCTATCGTATTCCGTAAGTTCCTGTTGTTTTTCTTCCAAAGAAATAGAAATTTCTTGGTCGTTAGCAGGTGCTGACTTATACTGTTGAGCACTTGGTATGAGTGTAAACTTATTCATTTGCTCCATACTTAGTTTTAAATTTATCCAATGCGGTTTCTCCTTTGATTAACCCAAAGTAAAAATGATAAGGCGCACCTACTAAAAACTTACTACTTTGTGACATAGTAAATGTATCATAATTCATGTTCTGTGGTGTGCTTGTATTCGTAACACTGAAAATATAACCTCTTTGGAAGATATCATATGATGTATTATTTCCATAATAATAGTTCGGAGTTGTAACTCTTCTTCTACTCAACGCTTGATAAGGATATTCTGTAATATCATTTATTGTTGTTGCCCAGTTGTTTCTTTCACTTCCGAATATATTCGAAACACCACCTTGTCTTAAACTCCACTGATAGAATGGAACTTGTTGTGATTTGATTCCAAAATCATATGTCACTGCAGTTTGATTCGGGTCAGGTCTGAAGTTTATAATTCCAGGTGAAATATAATCTTTGTCTTGTAAGTTGGATGTTGTTGAGGAGAAAAATATTCCCATAGTCGGATTACCTGGTGTTCCAATAACTTTAACAGGGTCATTGGCATTTCCATTTGACGGATAAAACTCAGGTGAAAATGGTATAACACCAAACTCCGAGTTAATTGACATCATCTGAGCTAAGTCAGCATCAATTCTTTGTCTTGGTAATGTTGAAAGACCTGTTCCATATCTATTGAACAATTGATTCAATGAGTTGTCACCCAAAGGTATCAGTTGTTGTAAAAACTTTTCATCAGTAATTCTACTAATAACAAAAAGGTTAACAATATCTGAAGTATCTGAATAACTTGTTGGATTTAGATTTGACATAACGTATGATGCCGTTGAAGGTTCGAATGTTATTTCGTCATAGAAAGAATCTTTCATTCCCAAATTAACTATTGTTGTTGGGAACAATAAATTTCTTGTATTAATTGGACTAACATCGTCAATTGTAGGTCTTCCAATAAATGGATTTGAAGTAGATGTTGCCACATATGGTGAACTTCTGAAATAGAAATTGTTTGTATCAGAGTCGAAATATATTAACTTTTTTGGGAATACTGGTGGTTCTGGTTTGTTTTGACTATCAAAGTATCTGTCAACTTGAATAGGGAACATGAATAGTGAACCATTAACCCAATTATTTGTAAAAGATTGTGATAACACACCTCTACATAAAGCATAAAAGAATCTATATCTGAATCCCCACTCGGCAAATGTTTTGAAGTCTTTACCATTAAATAAATCTGTTAAAGGTTTTCTCACCATAACATAACAACCATTATCAATCGCATCTGTTCCCTCACATCCTAATTCGATACCAAAGTTTGTTCCATCACCTGAGTAACAAGTTAAACCAACCATTCTATCACAGTCATTCAAAGACGCCAACACATTACCCGCAGCATACTGACCTTCAATATCCGCAGTTATAGTTTCAGCACCTTGACTGAAAACAACCCCAGCAACAGAATCTCCTGTTGTAAGATTATAAACTTGGAAACCTAAGTTTTGTTGTAATAATGAAACACTTCCATTCCAATTGAATCCATTGTCGGCATAGTCTGATGATGGAAGTCTATCAGTTCTCATAACTGTAAGGTCGGTTGTGATACTTAAAGGGTTTGCTGAAAATATTGGTAATAACGATGGACTATAGTATAATTGTTCCGTGAAGGCGTCATACCTTGTATAAGACGTCGCATCACAAGGTCTAAAAATAATAAAATCATCATTTGTGAATCTATAATTACCGTCTAGAATTGCACCTCCAGACAAATCATCTGAGTTGTTATATCTTGTTTCCGTAGAACCAGCTGCAAATCCAGGTGGATATTTTGGAAACTCTGGCAGTTGAGTAAAAACATTACTTGTTTTACTAATTACACCTCCATTAGGCGTCACATCAATATAGTTGTTAGAATAATATGAGTTCCCCAAGGCTGTTATTGAACTGTTGTTACTATCAAGAGCTCCGTAGAATCCAACAAGTGGTGTTGTGAAAGCACTGAATGTTAATCCGGGTGTGCTAACTGGTGGATTGATTGGTTGGAAAAAGTTTGATTGGTAAAATATATTACTTTGAACGTTATGTTGTTGAACCGTAGTTGTTGAGCCTGCAGGGAGTTTTTGTATTGGAACATTGACTCTCGTCGAAGCAGTGATAACAACGTCGTCCTCATTCGGGTGTCCCAGTATTCTTCCAATACCATATTTGTTCACATATTGTGGTGAATAAGGGTCAACTCCTCTTTGTAATATTAAAACTTTTTGTGTTTCGAATTCATTAAGATAAGTTGCATTAAGTTTTTCATACCATATATTATTTCTATTATTTGTTGGATTTGTTCCAAACCATCCGTTTCTACATTCATCAAACGTTATAATTGTTGATGGTTGAATTAACTGATTCCAAAAACTTGAGTTTGATGTTAATCCACTTGAATTAGTTGGTGCTAATCCTGGCAAAGAATAAACCGGTGAATTATTAATAATTGTTTTGGTAACAGTAATTGCTGTCAAAACTTGATAATATTCGATATCCATTGGATAGTCATATCCTCTACACTCATCACCATATCCTGTCACCGTATAAACTGCCAACCCACCCAAAGAACTCAATTCAATACAATCAACATCTGTAATTGTGTGAACACCAATAGATTTAGTAGTAGCACTTTTATCTCCATAACAAGTCAAATATGAAACAGTTCCAGCCTCAGTTACATTAATAGTAACACTTGTTACACATGTTGGGGTAAATCCAGTTGGTAAAGTATAATTAGTTGATGCGTCGGTAGTTTGTGAAGTGGCATAATTTACAGTAATTGGTATAATACCTGTTGGAACTTTCCCAGTCAATCCAGATATTAATTTACCTCCTTTAGTTGTTCCTGTCCATCTATAGTTGGGGTCTTGTGAAATTCCAGGATTGACAAATGTTATTAAATCTCCAGGTGTATAATCTCCAGACGTTAAAACTGTCAAAGTATTGTCATAATGAAAACCTTGATTGTTATCAGTTGCAAATGTGACCTTAATTTTGTTTGTATTATCAAAAAATTTTGACCTTAAATTATAAACGTTAATTCTTTCACCGATAGGTAAATCAAATGTTAACCCAAACATATTTTTTACATTGTCTCCAGCCGGTCTTCCAAGTTTTTGTGAACGAGTTGTATGATAGATTTTAGGATTTTTTGCCGCAGACGGCACCCCCGATAATGGTTGTGAGAATGTTGTTGCAATAATGTTTAATACACTATCATAATTTTCATTATCACGACTCACCGTGTTTGTAACTATTGGCTGCGTAGCAAGGTAAGTTTCTAATGTCGTAAGATATGAATCATTATTAGCAACTTGCGTAATTTGAGATGTTGTCGGTGGAACATCTTCCGTATTTGTGGTAACTGGTGTAATATTACCATTACTACATTCACACGCCTGACAATCAGGGTATTGAATCATTGCTAATTTGATAGGGTCAAAGTTATATGATGTAAGTTTACCGAAATTTTTAACTAAAGTTCTCAAAAGAAATCCATAGAATACTAACCTTAATAATATTCCACCTAAAAATAAAATCATGTTCCAAGTTAATGGATTTCCTGCCACCGCAAGAACATAAGCCTGTCCCTCAGCCACAGTTCCAATTATTGCTTTAGTAACAAATGCAATCAAAGCACCAACTACAATCACCGCAAAGTTATTGTATAACCAAGCAACGAAATGATATAGAATTAACAACGGTAATCCGATTATCTGAATAACTTGGAAAATTATCGCAAATAGAAAATAAATGAAATCGAAGTTTCTAAATCCTTCATTAACAGGGAATTTGTTAACCGAATCCGCACACTCGTTACTATCAATTTCTTTGATTCCTATAAATTTACCTCTACCACCACTTTTATATTGGTCAATCAAACCTGAAACTGTATAAACTCTGTTAAAATCAAACTGATAGAAAGTATCCTGACAATCAATCATCTCATTCAATTTTTTTATTCTTTGAGTTGAATTGAATCCTTTGGTGTAACCCGACCAATCTAATCCAAAGTAATATGAACTTCCTAATTTGTTTGTATCATCAATACTAACATTATTTAAATTCGGGTCAACAACTGGGTTGGACCAACCATACTCTCTAACATTCGGGACCAAATAATATGGTCGTCTCGTTTGCTCTGATAGTTCACTAGATTGTTGCCATTTTATCTTAAACCTATATTTCGCCTTTGTTGGAATACCAATTGTCGGGTCATTAGATAAAACTCTTTCTCCAAATTCATTTGTGACAATATAATCCAAGTTCATTGGAAGTTCTGACAACCATGAACCGTTACCATCAATTACATTTCCGTTTTGTTCTAACTTATATTCCTCCAAGATTGGATTACCATCAGAGTCTATTTGTATGGTTTGTCTTATTGCTAAGATTTGGCCAGGACCAGCTTGTAATTGACATAAATTTCCAAAATTATCTCTAACTTTTCCACCCAATCCATCTCTACCACCTTTTATTCTAAATGTATCAGGTGTGGAATAAATTGAACCCATGAAAACTGAGGTCGGCTGAATATCTACGTTTGCATCATCTCTTAAATCAAAATCTAATCTGTTGATGGCTATTTGACAAATTGCAGGTTCTCCCCAAAGAGGTGATATTTCAATTTGTTTATTAATTGATATAATCTGTGGTAGAGAATTCAAGTCTGTTGATGTCTTAAAAGTATCTCCAGCGACTTGAGCTTCCGTAGCTAAACCAATTCTAATTAAATCTTGTGGTGTCAAAGAAAACTCTCCGATATCTGATAAATCCACATCCATTAAGATATTTTGAATACCTAATGGAACACCCATAATCATGTAATCTCCACTCTCATTTGTCTTTGCAGTGAACTTGTAGTATTTGTCGTAGATGTCTACAACAGTTGTCGCAGTCAAAGCGTCTATTCTTGAAGGTAATGTTCCTGTTGCTGCGTGTTTGGAATATGATTTCTCATATGGAAGAAGATTGTATCTATAGCCATCTTCATTTCTATCATTAACTGACTTATAAGGATAAATTGAAGTAATGATTGGATTGGATTGGTCTACAACTTCAATTGGAATAAAAACCGCCACCCTTGCATTAGGAACACCTAACCCATTATTAGCGGTAACTCTTCCAACAAGAACACCATAATCAGAGCAAGCTCTGACATAAATGTCCTCCTGTTGTAACTTGAGAGACAAAATCTCGAGAAATTCGAACTCTTGGTCTATTTGAACGTTTATCGTCTTGTTAACACCGAGTTCGGTCCTAATCCTATACGATTGACCCATTGAGATGTTTAGTTATAAATAGTTAATGTGAATTTTTTTGGGAACACACATTTAAATTATAACTCAATAATGAAATAAATAAACTTGTTAAGAGAATGTAACTGTTTGGAAATTCTTAACTGATACTCTAATGTCTTTATTTGGATATCTGATTTGATACACCTGATTTGGTTGAGCAAAAATAGTGTCGTCAACTGGTCCAATGGCCTTTGTTTCAGCGTTTGAATATTCCATAGATGTTTCAGCGGATGAGTATTGTCCTCCAACCTCATTGAATACATCAACGCTTGTAACTGTCAATACTCCATTAGAATCTTGTATGATACTCTTAAGTTCTGATAGATACACATTCTGACCAAGTTGTCTTGTTTGGGGATTGAAGTAAGATGAAACTTTATCAATTACATCAGATATAACCTGACCTGAATTCTGAGCAGAATCTAAAACAATGGAGACATCAACACTCAAGTCTATAACTTCAGCACTTAATATTGAAATATAATCGTTCATCATTCTATAGTTAGAAAGATAATTTGCAATATTTTGTCTCAAAGTGTTAGAAACAATACTTGTAAGTTTTCCTGAAGTATCATAAGATAATATTTGAATTAAAATTTTATTATCATTTTCTGTGATTGATACTTTTGCAGGTGCTCCGTATTGTGATGGCATATTTCTCAAGATTGATTCATAATCTTGAACTGTAACAGCTCTTTTTTGTGCTGCGAAGTTGAATGATACATAATTTCTAATCTCTTCAAGTGAAGGAACACCAGCCCCACCAATTGCAGCAGTAACGTTGTTACATCTTAATGAGTTAACAACAGCCGAGTTGGTTGACTCCGAAGGACCATTAACAAAGAAGTTTACGGTTCCTACCTGATTGATAATATTAGTTCCCAAGTTAGTTGCCAAACCACCTCCAACTCTATATTGAACAAACAATGTTGAGTTTGGTGTTAATGCTGAACCTAAAGATAAATTGTTTGAATATTTTTGAAGGTCCAATGTTGCACCAACTGTAGTGAATTGGTCTAAGGCATCTTGAGCGGTGTTTGTTCCACCACCAAAAGTCATTTTTTTGAATCCTTCAGGTGTAAATTCTGTGATGAATCTGTTTTGTGTCTGAATATATCTACCAACTTTAATACCAGGTTGGTCAGAAACTTTAGTTGGGTCTTCGATGAATACTCTGTCTTCTGCTAAAGCATCAACTTCATACCATCTGTTTTCTATTCCAATAAATTCAGCAGTAGTTGGAATGTTAGTATATTGTGTTCCGTTCTTTAGAAGAACACTTGTTATACCCAAAACATTTTTCTCAGGTAAAAACAATTCAAAGAATGGCTTAACATCGTTAGGTGTGATAACTCTCTTGAATACTTTGGTGATACCGTTAACAACAACTTCTCTTTTAGTTATTGTATAATTTACAAGAACACCGTTAGCATTGAAGTTAGGTATTTTCAATCTATTAGGAAAACCTTCTGAGTTATATGGTGATGTAAAATCAATGTCGTTTACGTTTTCAAAAACAATACCCGCACCAACAACCTGTGAACCTCTTAACAAAGTTCCCAAATATCTTTCATCTTCTTTATCACCAAATGCTGGAACTGTTATTGAAAAATCTACTAAAGCAACTGATGGTCTTTGACCTGGTATCTTTAAACCATATGTTCTGGCAATGTTATAAATTGAAGACTTTTGTTGTGCATATTGAAGAACAGTTTCCTGTATACTTCTATCAATTTGATAATTTAGGTTATCTGAAATTGCAGCGTTTAAGTCCAAGAATACTGAGAATACAGATGCATCGTTAAAATCTTGAATTAATTCAGGATAATACGTTCTAACATAATTTATAAGTTCAGCTCTTACACCTTGATAATCTCTTGTAGTATATGATATTTTACGATTTGCCATCTATCTTAAATATTGATAATTATAAAATCACTCTCACTAAATGTTTGTGAGTTTGTTGCGTAATCTATTTTAATTTTTGCAGTGTAGTCTGCAGTCCCTTTACCAGGTAATCTATATATGTCATACATTTTAGCATCACCAACACTTGTTGTATTTGCTTGAGTATCTGTTTCATTTGCAACATCCGCAGGTTCGATAGTTATTTTATTAACTAACAAGTTTGGCATGTATCTTTGAATTGAATCTCTGATGTCCGCTTCAATCGCACTGAATGTTAATCCATCGAAAGGTTCAAAAACATATTCGTAAAGTCTTGTCCCAAAATCAGGGAGATAATATCTTGAACCTTTTCTTGTCAATAATAGATGAATCAAATCCGCTCTAACCTCTTGTCTTTGAAACTCGGTTAGTTGTAAATAATCACCTCGTGTTGAATCCTGAAATGGGAAATTTATACCATATGTAACTCCATCTGCCATATGAGATAAATATACTTGGATTATTTTTTTCTTAAATAGATATTTCCTTTTTGAGCCTTAGGTTCAAACGGACAATGCCTGCACCCATTTCCACAACAATATCCTCTCTCTACATGATATTCCTCAGTGAATACCGTTCTACCATTTTCTTCATAAAAATGAGAAGGGAGAAGTTTTGGCTTCTCCCTTTTTATATTTTGTGATTCCATTTTATACTAATGTAATTTCACATGCTCCTCCAGCACAAGCTGCTTCACCTCTCAAATCAGTATCATCATCCATTTCAATAATTTTAGATAAATCAACATCTTTAAGTGTTTCCATTAATTCTTCATACTTTTCTTTGGTGCAGTCTTCGAATGGTGCTTGAATATACGTTCCTCCGTCATAAGGAAGAACTGACAATCCATTATATGCTTCTTTGTTATCCCACATCCACTCACCAACTGCTGGCCACTCATGTTCTCTGATTGAGATAGTTGCCGATACGTTGTGAGCGTTGTTTCCATTTCTATGTCCTGGTTTAATCCACTCTTGTTGAACTTTCTTCACTCTCTCCAATAATTGAATTGGTGATTCGTTTCTTAAGATTGACCCCTCAGGTGCTTTTTGTGGAATTCCAATAACCGCTGTGTCGTGTGGTCTAAAGTATTCATCTTCAACTAATTCAGGGTGATGAGTCTTCAAGTGTGAATAAATCGCTTCATTCTTACCAACTCTAACTCTTCTGATATAATAATCATTGTGCCAAGCGTGAATACCTGAAGATGTTCCTAATGTTAAAGATGTTGTTCCCGCAGGTTTAACTGTTGTTGTTCTTGCCGACGGATTAATCTTTATTAACTCAGCAACTCTTTTGTTTTCTTCTTTAACTACCTTAGCCGCAGATTTCATATTCAAACCTAAAACCGCACCTGAACCGATACCTGTCATTGAAATTCCAATCAACGCATCTTTTTCAGTTGTTCTTTGCCAAATTGGTCTTAAGTAGTGGAAGTCTGTGTATCCCGCTTGTAATGTTCCGATGAAAGAAGCCGCTCTAACTCTATCTTCATAATCTTCTTGAGATGCAACGTTAGATACGTTAACCTCTGTAAGGTTACAGAATTGGAATGGTCTTAACGCAATTTCACAACAAGGGTTTGTTCCCCAATCTTTATCGTTTGATAAGTAGATACCAGGTTCACCCGCTCCACTCGCTTCAATTCTCTTCCATAAATCCATGAAGTAATCTTTGGTGATTTTGTGTCTCATCAAAACTGCAGAGTTATTAGCTCTACCTCTTTGTGGATTTGTTTCCCACCATGCACCACTCTTACAACCAATCATTTCTTCATCAGTCGCTGAGAATAATGAGATAAGTGCCGCTCTTCTGATACCACCAGCCAATACTGCATCTGCAATATGACAAACGATATCATGAACTTCAATTGGTCTTAGTTTGTCGCCATTTTCTTTAGAATCAAGAATACCTTCCAATTTGATAAGACATTCTTTAAGTGGTTGAGCACCAGGTGCTTTACCTCCTGAAGTAACAAGTCTTGCTCCTTTAGGTCTGATGTCTGAAAAATCAAATTCAATCTTTGAACCACCGAAGAAATATGATTTAACTAACACTTTAACAGCGTCAGCCCATCCTTCGATTGAGTCAGCAACCAACCATCTTCTTCCTCTTTCTTTATTTGGTTTTCTAATTTCAGGCAGAACCTCAACGTGATGTTTCTGAACTGAATAACCTACACCTGTTCCACCCAAAAGTAGGAACATGATTTCAGAGAATACTCTCCAATCATCAATCGGTGCAAAGGCACAATTGTAAATTCTGTTAGGTGAAATTTCAATTGGTTTACCTGCGAACTGCATTGACCTCATTGAAGGTAATACCTGCTTTCTGTAAACATACATGTAATTCTCTCTAATCTCCTTTTCGATTTCTGGATACTGCTTGATGTGCATCTCCATGTTTCTTGTGACAAGTTCTTGCCATGTCTCTCTTCTCTTTAGTTCTGGGATATACTTAGCGTATTTCATATACACTGTAATCTCCGATAAAATCCTGTTTGAAATGTCCATTGTTTAAATTTTAAAATGTAGTTTTTTTATCAAAAAATCGTTGATTTTAATGATAAATATGTGGTCGGCATATAACTGACCATTAATTTTGATAAAAAAAATAAGTTTTTTTTGAAAAAAGTAGATATTTAATTAAGTTGTTTTTTGCTGTGCTTCTCTTTCTTTTCTTTTTTCAAGAAGCTCCTTAACTCTATCTCTTTTTCTTTCTTCTTGTTGTTCTTCAAAACCTAAGAATGTTACTGATGATTCAGTGTCAATCTCCAACAATTCATTATTGAATTTACAGTTTTCAAAAACAACCCCATCCTTACCCAAACGGGATTTGGTGATTGCAATTGTCGCCAAGTTCATCTCCTTTTGTTGAAGTGTCTTAGCCACAGTGATGATTACGTGACCAACCTGTGCTTTTTTAATCGACCCACCCATTTGGTCAGTCGTTACAACTTCAGAGGAAATTGAAGACCTATTACCTTGTGTAGCAGTCCATCCAACAAGATTCAATTCGTGACACATTGCCTCGAACCCTCTCATTACAGAACCTTCGGCTTTCCATTCGTCTTTCGCACTTGATTCAGGTAGAACACAATCAATATAATCCAACAAAATTAAATCAATTTTGTTTCCGTCTGCAATCATTTTTCTAACTTGATTCTTAAGTTGATTCATGGTCATTGTATCTGACGCAAGTTTCTTAAGAATCAATTTGTTTTTCATTGTTTCTTGAATCTCAGTAATCTTGGACATAACTTCATCTCTGTGGTTAGCAAGATTATCAGGCTCAATACCAGTCCATATCGTAAAGTGTTTTCTTTGAACAATCTTCGGGTTGTCTTCAAAAAATACTTGGAGAACGTTGTAACCCATATTGAATGCGGTATTCGCTATCTTTGTTAAGATTGTAGTCTTACCAACACCTGTTGGTGCTAAGATAACTCCAATCTCACCTTTAGCCAAGCCACCCTTAAGTAATTTGTCAATACCTGGAATACCCATTGGAATAGGATGACGATAGTCTTCATCTAACACGGTTTCTAATCCTGTAAAGATATCTGATGTTCCTTTGTCTGTTTGACCTACCTGTAAAGCTTCTCTAACTAATCCCTCGACTTTGTCATAAGATTCGAAGTCACCTTCAGTGATGATTTTCTGAGCCCTATCCATAGCCTTCTGTAACTCTTGTTGTTTACAGAATTTCAAAGCCTTCTCCTGAACAAATACTGTTCCTTCGAATGGAGCTTCTTTAACTTGTTTAAGGGTATCTAAAACAATTTTAGCGACGAGTTCCTGTGAAACCTCAGACTTAACAATTTGTTCTAATGTGTCAAAGTTGGGAGTTGATTCATATTTCTTGAAATATTCTTTAATCATCTGAATGATGATTTTGAAATACTTGTTATCAAAGTATGAAGATTCAATTACATCCATTATAGATGAAGAAAATTCCTTGTCCTCTATGATTTGGTTTAATAATTGTATCTGAAACTGATTGCCTAAATAATCGAAATTCTTATTCATAAATTGTAACTTACCCCTCTATATTATTAAATACTTACTTACTTAAATCAAATTCCAAATAATCGTAACTTAATTCATTGTTTGAAAAAATGTCAGTCAATTCGCGAAGAACATCTTTCAAAAATGGTCTTACGTCAACCGTATAACGAACTTTAGGCGGAAACTTTTTTCCATCAAAAATTCTCTGACAAATTGTCTGTTCTCCAACCTTTACATAGAGGTTGAAAATTTCAGGTCCTTCAGTGAATGAAGTCTCCATAATCTTTGGGTCGTGAATAATAGATTCTTTGTTATCCATCATGTAGATAACCGTCTTCATCTTAAGATAATAGTCAAGCTCTTCTTTGAGTCCTTTAATGTATTCATACAACTCAACTGAGTTTTTAGCTTTCGGGTTATACCCTCTTACATTAAAGAATCTTTGAACGACGATGTTGTCGTTTAAGGTAAGCAAAAATTCCATCTTAGTGCTGTCTTGCTCTTTCATAGTTTTAATTTTTGTTTGTGTTTCGTTTTTCTATTTAAAAATATTGTTATTGTTTTTTGTTATTCCTAAGTCTTCATCCTTATAGAATATGACGCTATGTCCTTGTTTTACTTCTTCATCAGTAAAATAATACAACGCTAATGAATATCTTGACACATCATCAGGTGTGTTTAATGGTATTGGATGTCCGTGAGGTGCGTCTTCAATAGAAAAAATAACTGCTCTATTGAATATAGGTTCTACCTCAATTTCTTTCTTCCAAGGGACCCCTCCCCATAGTTCTAAATTTCCTTCCCATTCTTTTTTCCAATTTTCATTTAAATAAAGTAATAGGTTTAAGTTTCTTTTCCATTTTTTTCCAGGATGTTCATTATAATCTATATGAACAGAAAGCTTTCCACCTTTTTTTATTTTATGGATTCCTCCTCCCAACATTATTGGGTCTCTATATAACTTTTCAAATCCTGTTAAATCTTCTAAAAACTTTATGAATTTATCTGAATTCATATATTCAGTAACCATATTGGTAATTGGAAGTTTTTGAGAGAATTCTGTCATATCTGTATTATCTGTAGGATAAAACAACTTATTAACTTCAAATTTTTCAACCCATTCTAGTTGATTGGTATACCATTCATCATGTTTTTTTATTTCGTTTAAGCATGATTGTAATAAAAATTCAGGTAAAAAATTGTCAATTACAATATATGGGAAAGGTTTTGCGGTTCTGTATTGAACTTTAAACTTTTCAGATATGGAATAATCAATCATAGTTTTCGTTTTTCTTTTCTTGTTAATTTCATGAAAGGTTTAAGGAAGTTTACCCAAGCCTCATCATTCTTAGGTAGATAATTAAAGAGACCGTCTTCCATCATCAGTCTCATTAAATTCTTATATCCTCTGTCGGTGGGGTCAATTGTATCGGTGTGAATTTGTTCTACCAATTGTTTACCCTCATCTGTGATTAGAGGTTCGTGAAGGTTAACAATTTTGGAATTTATTCTGTAGAACTCTTCTCCAAGTATACCGCTTTTTGTCTTACCAGTCAAAATATTTGATAAACTTTTAATAGGTTTCTTTTGCGGGATATTTTGGGCATTATCCAATAATTCTTCGACACTGCAGGATTTTTCCAACATTTGTGGGAATAATTTAACAAGGGTTTTTTCACCCAAACCCTCGATACCATCAATGTTATCTGATTTGTCTCCTGTAAAGATTTTACACACGGTTACATTCTGATGAGGAATGTCTACTTTGTTAATTGAAATCTTGTCACCGTTTTTGAAATATTGTTTGTGAATTGGAGAATAGATGGTAACCCTTTCTGATATCAATTGGGTTAAGTCTTTGTCTGCAGAAAATATAATAATCTTTTCTTCTGTGGCTATCTTACAATAGTGAGCGATAAGGTCATCGGCTTCATTGTTTATCATCTCAACTTGTCGCACGAACACCTCCTCCAAATACGTCTTCACTCTTGCCTTTTGTTGCAAGTAAGACTCGTATTTGTATTCATTCATATCCTGTCTCCGGTTTCCCTTATACTGAGGATATATTGCTTTTCTAATTGAGGAATTGGAATCTCCGTCCCAAAAGACTACGACTTTGTCGTGGTTGTGTTCATCCAAGAATCGGCGAAGAGTATTAATAAAATGATAAACACCCCCAACGTGAGCCCCATCATTATAAAGTTCTTTAACACCGTGAAAGCCAATCTTAAAAAGGTTATCACCATCTACCAATAAAGTTTTAGACACATAGTTTATTTAAAGGTTACTAATCTTCTCTTTCTTCTTTCAAGTCAAAGTCACCGTCTGTTCCGATAATATCTTTCCAATATTCAGCATACTCCTTCTTGTATTTTTCAATTGAAGCTTTCTCCTCAGACGCTTCTTTTCCTGCCAAGAACCCGTGTGGTGTAACGATGATTCTACCATCATCAAATCCTAATCCATTGATGTGATTCTTCAACACAGATACTTTACTTCTTACTGCAAACTTAACACTTCTTTTGTCTTTAGTCGCAGTAATCTTAGTTGTTCCAGCACCCTTTTGATTACCAAATAAGAATACCAATGATGAGTTTAACCATACAGCGTTTCCACCTTTAGCCATAATCTTTGGTTGACCAAATGGATTATCAGGTAATTCAACCCAAGGTTGATTGATGATAATCAAAGTATTTTCCCATTTAGAATCTGACTTTCTTGAACCAGAAATTCTTTGGTTGATACCCATACCAATTTTGTCTGACAATACAGATGCGTTGTGTTGCTTACCACCCTTACCATCATATGTCATCTTACAAGGCACAGACCCTACAGAATCCCATATAAAACATAAGCTTGGTGATTGTATCCCATCTTCATCTTCGTAGTCTAATTCACCCTTCTGTTGAGCATCTAACAAAGAGTTGATGTAGTCGGTAATTTGTTCGATATAATTGAAGTTATTATTGAAGATGAAAAATCCACCCCAATCCATTTCTCCTGTTTCTTCGTCAACAATTTCCTCACATTCAAAACCCATAAGTTTTGCGTGGTCGAATGACCATTTCTGTTCTGTGATAATAAACACAGGAAGAATCTTTTTCTTTTGACAGTCAACAGCCGCTTTGATTGCCGCAGTTGTCTTACCTGTATCTGAGTGACCCAAGAACATATTCAAATGTCCAACGGCAGGACCAGGAAGTCCAACGGCATCTAAAAAATCTTCACCAAGGTCAAGGAACCTTTGAGGTTTATATTTTGCTGAAGTTGAGAACTTCTCTTTTACTTGATTGAAATTAGTCTTCTTGATTGCCATTTAATATTCTTTTGATACTGGGTAATTTATTTGTTTTGTTTCGGTTGTAAAACATTGTGTCCTCTTCATATAATTCTCCAATCTCGTCCTCATGAAAGGTAATCAACTTTATTAGCATGTCATCCTCATCGTCGGTTTCTTCTCTCAACATACCAAACAAAACAGTATCACCCACTTGTTTGTTTCTACCCGAAAAATAATTTTTGTCTTTTAACTGACTGAAAAACTCGAAAGACAATGTTTTATTGTCTCTGATTTGTAATTCAATTTCTTCTTTGAAAGTCATATTAATAATAATAAAATGGGTGGGGACGAGCCCCACCCGTTATAAATTAGAATGGTAAGTCTGTGTCAACTTCTGAGTTTTCCTGTGGGTCAGCCATCTTTTCTTTAGATTTGCTACCACCACCAACTGTAGTAGTTTCAACAGATGAGTCACCATAAACGTAACCACCTTTTTCACTATCCCACTTTGGAGTTTCTCCACGAGCGATTGCTTCAAGATACTCTACAGGTTTTTTAGAATAAACATCAGTCCAAGATAATTCATCTTTAACCCAAGCATCTGCTTGTTCTTTTTCTTCGTGAACTGCTGTTGGGTCATCATACATGATTGTTGATACACTTGTGTATTCTTTACCTGCAGGTGTTTTCGATTTGGTTAACTCGATGATAAGGTCACGTCCTTTTTCAGCGTCAGTGATATCACCTTTGTTTCTCCAAATTGGAATGATTTTATCTAAGATACCATCATTCTTATAATTGTGTTTAAATCTCCAAAACTTTGGACCATCTTCTTCGTGGTCTCTATCGATTACTTTTACAATATAGAACTTACGAGACTTATATTGTTTCGCTAATTCTTTGTCAGATTCTTTACCTGTTGACATTAACTCTTCGTAAACCTCATTTAAAGGTGAACGTTCGTTGTCATTTTTTCCTGGGTCATAGAACTTTTGCCATTGACCACCTACTTGGATTTCGTGATACCAAGCTTCTTTAAATGGTGATGAACCATCTTGAGTAGGAAGGATTCTTACTCTTCTTTGTCCTGATTTCTCTTTATCACCAAGGATTAAAGCGAAATACTTTTTCATTCTTTCGTCTTGCGACATTTTACTTTGGGCCCCGCCCGATGCGTTTTGTGATTTCTCATACTGTGCCAATACGGCGTCTAATACATTACTCATTTTTTAAATAATTAAAGTGTTTAAATTGAATTATAAATATAGTTGAAGATGACCCTTATGTCAAATAAAAAAGGTCATCTTTCGATGACCTTCTAAATTTTTTAAGATGGTTCTTGTCCCGGTTGGAACGAGGTCCTAATATCTGTTGGATTGATGTCCTCAACTTCATCTGAAGTTAAAACATAATCTTTTTTACCTGTCTTTTCCATTTCAATTTTTTTGTCATCAAAGAAGTCTGATAACTTTTGATTGAACGGATATGAATCATAAGTTCTTAATTCTAATTTTTCTTGTGGAGTTTTCTCTCTATACTTCTCAATCTTATTTTCGATAGTATTGAGTCTATTCATTAGAGCATCCATCTCAGATAATTTTGCCTCTAACTTTGAAATTTGTCCGAAAAGGTTATTAAAATATTCATCTTGTTTTTTCTCAATATTCTTTTGAGAAGTCACAAGGTCAGTAATTTCTAACTCTTCAGTTCCGTCTCCTTCTTCTCCTTCAACAGATTCACCTTCAGCATCTAATTTCTCTACATCGGGGTCGTTCTCGATATCGATTTTTTCAGGAGCCGCAGGAGCTGCTGGTGCGTCAGGAGCTGCAGGAGCACCTTCACCCGCACCAGTTGGTGGGATTGCCGCAGTCACTTCATCAGCAACAGCATCTGTTGGTGGTAATGGAGCTTCTTGCTCACTTATGTATTTATTGATACTTTGGTATCTTTTGATTTCACTTAGAATCTTTTTATCTAAACTCATTTTATTATCCGTTTAATAATTGTTTTATACCGTGTGCGGTCTCAACTTTAACTTTTCTGTTGGTGTATACTTGATGTCCCGCTCTTTCTATCAATCCATCTTTTTCTCTAACAACATAACATTCGCCTGTGTCTAAATCACAAACTTCTTTTGTTCCGTTACCGTTGTCTTGTTCAGAAAATCTAACTGATTTTCCGAGATAGTTGTCTAAGGCTGATTTAATGTTCATAAAAAATATGTTTATTATAAATATAATGAATTCGTTAAATTACGTATATATATAGGTTAATGGTGGAGTTAAAGTAATATCAGATGTATTATTACTACTTCTAAGAACAATATTAACTTGAACACCAGGTATGGCATTAGTTATAGTTGGAACTGAAAACTTAATTTTAGTTGTTCCAATTAATTGGATTGACCTTACGTCTACTGGTTGGTTATCAACAGTTATACTTGTCACAAATTCTAAGTTTGTTCCGTTTATCGTAATGATTGTTCCTGCAGTTGCGGAGGTTGGTGAATAAGATGAAACTGTTGTTGGTGGACAAGTTGGTGTCGGAGCTGGCGTATTTCCTTGACTTCGAGTTTCTTGTGGTTTTGGTGGTTCTTCTACAATAATTCCACCTTTTAATCCATTTTGTGCAGCATTCAATGCCGCAGCATTAAATAATGGAGTAAAATCTTTCACATATCTCTGTTTATCCTTTTCATAGTCTTCAGTTTTCATAGTGTCAACTGGAAAAGATGTTACATAATATTTCAATAATCCTCCTTGGTCTTGTATTTCATTGATTCTCGGACTAATGATGTTTTTCATGTAGGTTAAATACGCATTTAAATCTTTGAATCTAGCCGCAGGTAATTTTTTGACTCCTCCTAAAGTTTTGGTGCTAACACAGAAGAAACTGTTTTGGATGAAGTTTTCTGTTTGTGAATAATTGTCTTTATCCAAAGTGATAATACCAAAGTTGTTATCCCAACTTGAAAATTGTCCAGCATCTGAAAGACTCTTAGTGTATCCTCTAACATAAGTTATTATGTATATTATGGTTTGTAAAGCAACATTATTTGGTGCTGAGGCCTTAATTGCGTTTGCAAATTCTAATTGACTTATTTTTGTTTCTGTTCCTCCAGTTGTAACCCAAGAAATATATGATGAATTCAAGTTTTCACTACATGTGTTTGGTTCTGACAAGGTATTCTCGTCAGCATCTTGAACAACATTATTAGCGATTGATTGTGTTGTGGTTCCTTTTGTAGTTGGTTGGTCTGTTTTGTTTACTACTAACGCCTCAATTTGGGTTAATAGATTTTGATTTATTGCTTGAATAAAATTGTCAATAGGCGGTAAATCATAAACACCTTGTCTAACACCTTCAAATTCTGTAATGAAGTTACCAGCACTTATCGTGTGTGATACACTTGTAATCATGTAAGGACCATTAAACATTGGAACGTGTCTCAAATTAAAATACATTGTTGGTTGAATCAAAGCATTACCTAACACAGTAACACTACAAGTATAACTTCTACCTTTATAGTAATTGTATAAACTCGCGTTCTGATTACCTACGGTTCTTGTATTTGTTTGATTAGCCATTTCAAGAACTGACTGAATCGATTCAGAGGTTGCCTTTCCATTGTCTTGTCCAACACTGAAAGATGAGAATATGTTTTGGTTTCTAATACCTATGTCAACATTGAATCCAACACATTTGTTAGAAATTGCATAATCTTTTTTTCCTGATTGGTTTTCAAGTAATGGAACTTCACTACTTCTTCTAAATTCAAATGAATCATCACCATATCCCGAAACAATATTTGGTAAATTCAAATGACCCGATGGTTTACCAACATAGAAACAAACCATTTTTGGTCCTGACTTTCTATAGTCAACATTTCTAAATGTTCCCCAAAGGTTATCAGCAAATTCTAAAGACCCTTCAGGATTTGGAACTGTCACCCCATCAACATCCTGAACGTTATAGAAATTTACATAGGCAGGTAAAGGCATCACCGTGAAATTATTCTTCATCAACATTCCACTTATTAATGTATAAACAGACATACCCTCATTAAGATAATTCTTATTTAACATATTTTTAATGTCAAAGATGTCTAAGATGATTGTATCTCCGATGTTTCTTGATGCTCTATCAAGGAATAAAATATCTTCGAAAAGGGTTTTTGTTTTGTAATCTGAACCAGCAACCCACTTGTCATTCAATGTTTTGAATACTTCGTAGGTCTCAACTTTACCTTGCATACTCTGAACTTGGGAGTTGATTTGTGCTTCTGTTGGTTGATTTACATTCGGGAGTGCGGCTTTGAATCCTGCAATCAATTGATTCAACAATAAATCTTGATACGTGTCAAGACCATTTAGGTAGGTGTTTAACTGACCTTTGAATGTGGATGCGTTTAGACTCGGGTTCAAAAGTTTCTGTGTCGCATACATCTTGATTAGTTTTGAACACAGAGCAATGTTTTCAACCGTAAATCCAATATTATTATCAACAAAGAAATCTGTAATATAAGAACCACTATCTTTATACCTTAATCGGTCTATGGTTGAAAATCCAACTTCTTTCTCTAACGCTTTCCACTCATTTGGATATCTTTGTCTTGACTGGGCTAATGTAACAGTTCCACCTAATGTTGGGACACTATTCAAGGTGTATGGTGTGAAATTTATTGGACTGATTACTCTTTGAACAGTATTCTGATAACTTACATAAGAATCAAATATTCTTCTACTATAGTTTGACGGATTACCATTCCTAAGGATTACATCATACTGCATGAACCCTTTAATTTGAGAATTAAAGTTATCAAATTGTTTTGTTATTGTATCTTGGAAAAGTGTCTCCACTCTATTACTTGGAGCTGTTGGAAATACTGTCATCGTGCTCCTCATAAAACTTTGGAAATTTCTAAAGTTTGAATCCATCTGAATAACAGTAGCATTTATCGTAGATTGATTTACTCTATATGATACGTTTGTGATAGGTTTACAATAATTCAAAAACTCTTGTTCCATTAAGTTAAGTGTCTTAGCATCGAACACCCCAAAAATCTCTTCAATTTTACTATAACCTTCAACAGGGTTTAAAAACATTGGAGACACAGATGAACCTGATGGAATAAAAGTCATGTATTCGTCATATGATGGTTTTGTTATTTCATCTGAATTGAAGTATCCGTAGTTTGGTGCGGACCATAAACTTCTTACCGACCCATTATACATCGAAGGGTTGAATGTTAAATTAACCACGGTATTAGCCTGAGTGTCTTTATTTAAACATTCAAATTTAGTTTGATTCAAGTTTACACCAAAGGATGGAATAACATAATAATCATCATTCAATTGTGATGTGGCCGCTGGTATACAGACATTCGGAGTTGTGAAAGAGTCATTAATATTTTTTGGTATCAAGATTGACCACGTAGCCAAAGAAAGACTCACACCATTTTGAGATGTATTAAAATTGGAATTTGGAAACTGATATAACAACATACCATCGTTGATTGATGATTGTATTTCTGATGATGTGTAATTTTTATAAAGATTTACACCATTATAAAAATAGTTGAAATCATTTACCAACTTTGGATAAAAACCTGGTTGAATTTTAATTTGTTGGGTATTTTGTGTTTGTAGTTGGATTGAAATTGTGTTTGTTGTATCCTTTAACTTAACATCATATTGTTTACCTACGTTGTTTGTTACTGGGTCGTAGTTATTAATGTAGTCAAAGTTCTTCCACACATTATCCAAGATATCCACCCTATCATCAACATATTTCTTATATCTGTGCCAAACAGAACCTAACTTAAGAACCCAAGCATAAGGCATTTTGTGTATTGCACCGAATTTGTTAAATACTGAAGCAATATAATCTAATTCCGTTTGTTGACCATTGGTCTTATATTTTTCCCTCAAAGTCCCCAACGGAAGTGAGTTTAAAAATAAATAAGCCGCTGTTACATATGGATAAGTGCTACCAGTCCTATCATTTTCAACACCTTCTTGAATCGCATTTATAAAATATGGTGTATTAATTATTGATGTTGATTTTTTAGCTGGCATTGCTCCTGATGGCGAACTATAACGACTGAATCCCTCTGTTGGTATGAACTGATTAGGGTTTCTCGTATCATAAAAATCTTTAAGGTTTTGTTGAGTGGTTTCAATTGGTTGAACCAAGAAACTAGGTTGACTGACGTTGAGATATGAAAAGTTTGTAACAGGTCGGTTAGTCGTATAATCGTAAATGTTTTCAAAATTAGAAAGTTGGTTTCTATCAGGAAAAACTTTTAAACTTTTGTTTGTGCCATAAACTTGTTGTTGCTGACTCGACTGACTGTTAGCTAAATTTGCTGAAGACCAAACATAGTCCCTGAAAGGATATGTATCAATAATTAATGGGTCGTTTGGAGCCTCTTTAGCCAACTGTAATAATTCACCTCTGTTCACATTTACCTGTGGTTCTAAACCTAACTCGTCTGTTCCTAAAATTCTGAATGGTGTCTCAACTTCACTTTTAATGTAAGGAGTTATAAAGAAATCTCTGATAAAATCTTGCCAAGACTTTCCTGTTCCAAAATTTGAATAATCTCTAAGATAAGTTGTAAAATTGGTTGATGTGTAAGGCTCGTTTTTCAAATTGAATGCCAAGAGCGGTGCACTTGTTCCTACCGAAACCACAATATTACTTGTATCTGCGGTTTTGTTTAAATTAACAATTTGATTTTGTTGATTTGCAGTTCCTCTTATGTAATTAGAATAGTGTGATGTAACAAATTGTCTTTCCCATATTTCATATAAAAATTTGAGTATTTCCTTATTAGAAAACGGAACATTCGATTGAGGATATTCTATCGCATTTATGCTAACTAAAGGAGTTGTTAGTTGACTTGCGATTGGTGTTTGAGATGTTGGCACCGAAAACTTTTGGTTAAGTCCTTTCATATACTCTTCCACGAACTCAACTTCAGGCCATGTTTGGAACAAATATCCCTGTGTTATATCTACAACCGAAGGGTCTCCAATATACGTTAATTGGAATCTACCTTTTTTGTCGTCTGGTGATTCTTTGAAGAAAGAAGGCCAAGGGTATACTGGTTCTTCCGCGGTGGATAACCCCTGATTTAGGGTTGCGGCATTTCTAGCAATACTCACATTTTTTCTAACCTCAATATTTGGCGCTGAAGATACATTATTCTGAACCACTTGTCTCCTGATTGGGTCATTTTTTACATTCCAAGCATTACTGTGAACATCATCCATTAATCTTAAGAAACCTTCAGTATTAGCCATAATAACCGCAATGATATTTCTAGCGGTTGGATTGAATCCAATTCCTAACGATTGACTTTGAATACGATTTTTTAAATCTTCTGTTATTGCTGCTTCAAACTCTTGAAGTTTTCTATTTGCCTCAGTAAGAATCTGACTCATGGTTTGGATGAATCTATTCTTACCCTCAAAAACATATAAAGGTGGAGATGTTTTTCTTGATGACCCGTTAACTTTTTCTTCTCTCGGGGTTAACTTTAATTCGATTTCTTGTTTAACTTGTTGGGTCTGTCCCGAGCTTGGTGTTGTTACATTAAAAAATTGTATTGCGGTTTTGGGTAAATTAACATTAACAATGTTTAATGTCTCAAGGAGTTTTTCATACCCCAAATTATTTAACTTTATCTCAGCAGGTTTGTTTAGACCTAGCGTTGGATTCTCGGTTAAAATTGAGACATACTTTGTGAATATACTTTTCAACTCAGTAATTGCCACTTCTTCTTGGGTTAGATTATTAAACAAGTTACTTTTGAAAAAGTAAACTTTGGTGTTGTCATCTAAAATAATAGGCTTAGGGTCAAGATACTTGTAAGACCAACTACTATTTGTCCCGAATACCGCAGTTTGGAATTCAGTTGCGGCCTTAACATAATTTCTCACATTTGTTAATGGTTCTACATTTACCTTCGGATATGAGTTTACAATCTCCTGTTGGAATGTGTCGAATTTGTTTATCAACTGCATCATAGTTAATTCAGGGAAATCCGGTGGTATCAATCCTTTAGACTTATATTCACTATAAACTTCAACTATTTTTTGATATCCCTTCTCAGACACAAAACTAGCAGAAGTGCTTACTGACGCTTTAGATGGGTCAGTATTAGTTGTGTTTGACACAACATTACTTTGTTGCTGTTGTAAGTTTTGATTTGTTGTTGTATTGTTTGCTGAGACATTATTTGAATTAATATTATATCTCTTACTATACATGTGAGGTGTCGCTAATAAATGAGATATCGAAATTTCGTTCAACACGTTAAACTTAAACCCTTTGAAATCCAAACTTACAGTATAGTTTCCACTGGCACTATTAAATCTCGCATTAAACTTTTCTAAATTCAATTGATATCTAATCGCCTGTCCGTAATAACCTTTTAATGTAAGATAGAATTGTGGGTAAGGTAAATTGAAGAACGCAGCATATGGTGAGTTATTACCTAACTGAAATAATGCCTTTCCCTGAACATCTTCAAGTTCAACAGATACTGACGGAATAAAAGAAGATGAAACCTTTACGTTAATACTTGTAATACCTAAAAGACCGTTGTCGACAATATCTTGTTCATCAACAACTGTGGCAACAGTAAATCCTTTTGAACCTGCTTGACCTACATTAGTTTTACTTAAGGGTTGGTTACTTGCTTGACCTATTAACGCTCCCGCACCTGTCAACTCATCATAATAACCAGTCCCAAAATAATTATTTTTTCCTGGTCTGAGGAAATTAATTTTGGCAATTGATACAGTTTGTCTTACACTATCTTCAGGACTTACTCCAACAAGTAACTTTGTTCTTGGTAAAACATCAGCTTCAAGATTTGCATACATGATAAGATTCTCATGGTCAACTAATCTTTCATAAATTTTACCATCACTGTTAATTGTGCGGTTTGGGTCAACAAGTATGATGTTATTGTAATCAAATTCAACATATATGTTACCGTTGTTGTCCGCTTGAATGTTACCTGCCATAATAATAAAAATAATTTTCCAAAGCACCCTTGTAATCCTGTAATGAAGGAATCAAAGGAAATGGAATTACGAGTATAGCACCATCGTAGATATTATTTTCTAAACCCCCAAATTGTGGGTTGGCCTGTAATATTAACCAACTAAAATATGGAGAGTTGTAGAACTGTTGGGACACTTTATCCAATCTACTTTGTGCAATCTTATAAATGTATGTTTTATCCGTGGTCTTCTGTGGAATATTCACAAAAGGCACAACGGTTTGTTCACCATTTATAAGAAACTCACTGTATCTATTATAGTAAGGAAATCCCATTAGTTAAGTTTTATTTTTGAAATAAAGATTGAGCCTTGAGGGTCATTCCATGTTGTTTTATTTGTTGATTGGTTTGTTGTTGCCCCAAGAGCCTTTATTAAATTTTTCTCATTGTCTGTAGGATTAGTGTTCAATTCATAATTAAACAATCTAGTCTTACTTGGGAACGGAGTATATTTGATAAAGTTTTTAAGTTTATTTGTTTCCATTTCATTCAAGAAGGCCTGTGTCAGAGCGTTTTCTTGGTCGAATAATGGTTTGGCTTGTGACAACCAATACGCATCAAATTCTTGTGATATGTTTGTGTTACTACCCGCAGTCCCAAGTAATTTATCGTTATTAATAATATTACCAATCAACGCATTTTTAAACGTTTGATAGTTTTCACTTTTCAAATCATTTGATAATAACATATATTCACGTTTCAATGGAAGACTAACGAACTTGGGGTCCTTAGAGTATTGGTTAAACACTACACTCTCTAATGACTTAGCCGTTGTATTTTCTTTGGTCTCTCCATACACCAAATATCCATTATAAGAATTACCTTGATAATTAAACTGTGAAGACGTTGTCGTTAAAACATAAAACTCATTCAAATTGGTTTTTATTTTAGTTATATCGTCAACCATTTCTATCAACGTTGTTGCAGGTCCTCCAGCAGCAACTTCGGTTGTTCCACTTGTTTTATACAATCTTAAGTTTCCGTTCTTTTGTTGTAAACCGTCTAACTGAGTTCCAACTCCTGTATTATATGGTGCTGTATTAGCTCTACTTATGAATTGTAGATATGTTTGTTCCGCATTAACCATATCCTGATTAATCTTTGTCAATCCGTTTTGGAAAGTCCCTTTTTTATTTTTAACATATTGAACGAAGTTTTTTCTCAATTCTCTAATTGCCTTTTCATTAAATTGTTTTTGTGGTCTTGTAATGAAGAACATGAATGGGTCTTGAGTTGCTTCAGTAGTTGACTCAATATTTCCAATAAAATCATTGGTAACTTTATCAATTATTTGTTGAATTGAATCGGGTTTACCAAATAGATAAACATCCTCACTTGGTGTAACCAAGAAATTCCCTTTGGTATAAATTCTTGCAGTGCTCCAATTCTGAAGTATTGCGTTGTTATATTGATTGAGAGCATCCCTACTTTTATTAACAACAGTTTGGAAATATGTTTGAGTTGTTGAAACTAAATTATCCATGAACTGTTTGTATGATACCGTTCCTGTCTCCCCACTAGCGGTTATAACTGTCGTTAATCTGTCACCAATCGTATTTTCATTTGATTGTCCGTTAAGGTTTGGAGCTTGGTTTACTGTCGGAACAGCGGCCTGATTAACTAATTGTAAGAATTCTTTATCAAGAACTTTGAGACTATCATCGGTAACATCCGCTCTATCATCCCACATCTCTGTGTTTGCATAATAATTGAACGTCAGAGCATTTTGTAATTTATCAATGGATTCCTTGAGTCCACTACCACCAACAAACTTGAATGACATTGTAACATTGGCAATCATGGGTTGGATACCAATACCCTCGGGATTAATATCTAAACTTTCATAACTAATTTGAAGTCCATCAGGTATGATTTTAGTATTATAGAAATCACCGATTCTTAAAACTAAAACTGGTGGTGCTCCAAAGGCTGTGTTTACCGCATCATTAAATTGAAGTTCTTGTTTTCCATCAATTTCTTTAACCGTTGGTATTGTATCTCCAGGTCTCATACATTGTTGTAAGAATGTCAATCTTGAGTTCAATCCTTCAGGTGTTGTAGAATGAAAGGCGGGTTGGAAGAATTTTAACTTCTCTCTAAGTGAATCATACACCATAGGTGTTTCTTCTTTAATCGTTTCAAAGTAATCACACTCAGACAATAAAGTCCTTAAGACTCTCTTGGTGATATTATCAGGTTTTCTTATTTTTGTTTCAATGTTTTGTGCATTGATTGGTCTCAACGGTTCATTTCCAGGTCCTCCTGAAGGTTGTGTTGGTTGTGCAGGTTGTTGGTTCGGAACTCCTGTTGTTGCAACAATCGAAGAAATACTAACTCTTCTACATGCCATAGCAGCTACCGAGTAGATTTGTGAAGGGTTGTTTCCCTCTGCACTATCGTCCGAGTCACTACAATTGTATTTTGTTTCATCAAACCTACCTTCATTCCATCTTTTTGCATTTGCGTTTTCCCCTTTTGGAACTTGTCTGAATTTAATTCTACCGATATTGATTAATTTTTTTAAGGCGGGGTCTGATTCAAAAAATTTAATAACCGAATCTATTCTTCTTTCCGATAACGTAAGATTATAAGGTGATTTACCTGCCGCAGATGCACTTCCCTCCAATGTAATAGTAACTATTTTATTTGGATTATTTTCCAACGTGCTAGCAAGTTGAACGAAGAACTTGTCTTTAACCTCGTCATAGTTTTTTGCAACTACGTTACCAAAAAATTGTTGAAGGTCTGGTTTACTATATTCTGTGCTACCACTTTGTGCTGTGTAAATTGAATAATATGCTGGATAAGTTGAAATGTTTCCTTGAACAGGGTCGTTGTTAGGAAAATACAATGAGAAGTTCTGAAACTGTTTCAAATCATCACTAGGTGTATTTTGACTTGGTTCTGCAACCAAAGTAGCCTGATTACCTGAATTGTCCTTACCTGTTGCAACAGTGTCTCTAATGAACCCTAATTGCTCTTTACTCAAATCCCCTGAATTGATAATTTGTTGAAGTTCGTTCAATTCACCAGGAGCAACTGTATAGTATTTCTTAGCTAACTCATAAAGGTCATATTTTCTACAACCAGCAAAGAATGATTCAAGAATACTATTAACTCTATTCTTATTTGTTTCATTACTAAGGACCTTGTTAACAATAATATTTAAAACTGAAGGATGGTCAACAACAATTTTCCAAGTTATAGAACCTGTTCTTTGTGTGTTAGTATAGGTATAAACTGGTTCAGGTCTTCCTAAGAAATCTGTTGATTTCCAGTTAGCACTCACAGACTCGTTAAATGTTAAACCATATGGTGGGAACCACATGACTCTACCACTATTAGGTCCTCTCTCACATATTGGCAATTCCGAAACACTGAACCCTGGTGTTGCAGATGTTCTCCAAGCTAAATTTTCAAGTGAGAACATATATTTTTTAGCATAAGATACACCATTAGCAGTATCGTTAACTAAGTTAGTTGAATCTTGTCCTCCCTCTCTTTTGTTTGGAGCAATATTCAAATTGTATGTCGAATCCATTACAGAGTATGCAAACTTTCTACCTTGAGTTGTCATACCATCTGTTTTCTGTAAATCATTATACTGAAGATATGGTATATCTTTAGCAAAAACTCTACAATATTCTGTTCCAACCTCTTGTCCGATAGCTCCTGTATAAGTTAAAACTCTCGAACCTTTAGTCATCTCATTATATCCATCGTGGAATACCTTACTGACTTGGTCAATTGCATTACCGACGTGTTGTAATCTTCTACCACCTTGTGGTTGGCTATCGATGATTCTTTGAGTATCATCCATAATAGAACCTTGTCTGAACTCTATGTTTGTTGATTCAGTGCTATTATATGAAGATGGTTTGAAGTCTTGGTCTTGGTCAGTAATCTCACCACCAATACCGACTTTCTTACCAGCATTACCTCTGTATTTTGGAGAAACCCAAGTAAACCCACCTTCTATACCACCACCATTACTGTATGTTGGTCCGTTAGCAGCAAGTTTAATTTCTCTACTAACTCCTTCATATAGTTGAGCTAACTCAGAAGGTCCATAGACAGGTGCTTCTTGCTCTTGTCCAAAAGAGTTGACAGGTATATCACCTCCTGGTGAGAATACTCTAGACGGGTCTGAAGTTATCGAACCAACATAGAAATTGCTATTTGATTCAATAGTTCCAACCAAAGCACCGGCAAGTCTGTCAAATATTGTTCTCTGATAATTCGGCTTATATCTGTTGTAGTCTATGTTATCAAACAATCTAGACTTCTGACCTCCACCTGTATTGTTCAAAAATAATTGAGACCCAGATTTGTCAGCACCAACTAATCTATTAAAGAATCGACCAACCGTAGACCTTCTGAACGCATTGTTCAGTTGTTGTATTGTTGTTGGTTGTCTTTGATTAATTGATGGGTCAAAGTAAGAACCAGGGATAGTTGAGACAGGAATAATACTACCACCAAGTCTTAACGCGAAATCAGTTGCCGCCAATATTGGATTTGCAGGAACTGTAATCTGATAGTTTGGTTCTATCAATGGAACCCTTCCTGTAATAAGATTAAGAATGTCAGTTCCACCTCTTACGTTGAAAGCATTTACTCTTCCTATTGTATTTTGTCTAATACCCGTGGCAATTCTTCTTTGAAATTCCGCTCTAAGCGTTTCCGCTCCTAACTTAGCAATAAACGAATCCTGAGATAAAAGTCCGTTAGAACCTGTTGGGTCTGGTGATAATAAAATCGATACAGGACTATACGTCGATGGAACGAAGGTTGTTGGGTATGGTTGGTTGTTTGATGTGTTATTTGTAGGTGGTCTATTAATCGATTCAAAGAATGGAGCACTGTCTAAAGGTAGTTCTCCTCCATTTGAAAACACGTTGAGTGGTTTCCACTTTTGTGACTCAAGTGCCGATTGACCTACAATGTTTGCATCTTGGTATCCATATTCACCTTCGTTTGATTTTGTATTTTGTAAATTACCAGTGTCGGATGCCGGTTGGAATCCTCCCTCAGCACCATATCTATTGAGTGGGTATAATTTGTTGGCTAAACTCGGTTCATCTATTAAAACATCAGGAGTATCTAAAACAGCCCTATCCGATTGAATATACTCGTAGTTAGTTGGGGGCGTAGTTCTACTCGGAGACTTTGCATATGGTGCTAAGTTCTTTGTAATAAGTTTTTTTCTAAACCCTTCGGAACTAATTAAATCTAACGGACTACCCATTAATTGTTTTTCTTATAAATAGGTTATACCTATTTTTTTATTTGATTCTACCAGGAGTTATCTTGGATTGTTCTGTAACAATTTCGAAAATTCTTTCTTTCAATGTTAACGAACCTTTACTTAAAATTTCTTCAATTATTTTGGAATCAGCGCCTGTGGCTGTTACATTTATATCTATTTTTCCACTTATTGGTTTTACCTCTATTGTTTCGTTGACACTGACTCCTCCTCCTCCTACTGTAGCTCCACCCTTCCCTGTTGCTATAGTTTCCGCAGCTTTGTTTCTACCGAAAAGAAAGTCTGTATTTATCTTTGTGCCTGAAGAAATATCACCATCTCTGTCGGGAAATTCAGGCCCCAACTTTTTTGGACCAGATTTCTTTGTTTTAAAAAAATTCAAAATTTCGTCTAATTTTTCACCCCCTAATGAAGAACCTCCCATTACTTTTGAAAACATATCACCGAAACTATCGAGAGCCGAACCTCCCAAGTTTGTAATCTCTTTTTTCAAACTTTCGGCAAGTTTTTTTCTTTCAGTTTCACTTGTTGCAGCGTCTCCCATTTTTTTCAAAGTTTGTTCCATTCTTTCCTCAAAACCAGAAGGTAAGAGGGTGTTGGTTACTTCTCTACTCTTTTCTCTCAAGCTCGCAGAACCCTTTCCAATATTTTTTATAGCTGTTTGATTACCAGTAATACCCCTTAATATTTTTTCATTAATTTCTTTTAGGTTTTGCAACATACCCTCTTGAGTATTTAACTGACTTCTTTGAACAGATTCGATATCTTTCGGTCTATCTTTTTCGGCTTGTAATGTTGCTTTCAGTTGGTCAGAAGTCAAATCTGTTAGTTTTTTATATGATTCTTGTCCTTTATCATCCACAACTTTAATTTCAAAACCACCCTTATCCTTATTCATTCTTGACAAGTTAGCAATCAACTTTTGGTCATCCTCACTGAAACCAGTTGCAATTCCTGTTTTCTTTATTTCAGACATTCTCATATCAAAATCAGCAGCAGATAATGCCGATTCTCTCATTGATTTAGCACTAACACCTGTTTGTTTTTCCATTTCTCTCATTGTCAAAATACCTTGAGGGTTTATTTTGAACTGTTTAGCCTCCTCATCAAAATATGTAAATTGTTTTGCAACATTAATTAAGGAGTCTTGTAATCCTGATGGGTCATTGATTGATTGGTTCATCAACATGAATGGGTCGGTTAGGTTTCCTGCCGAAACACCTAGTCTTTGGAATGCGGATGCCATCTCGATTGCTTGGTCCGGGTCTAACACTTTTTCAGCCAACTCAAAAGTTTCTTTCATATCGAACCTTAACATCGACGCTTGTGCTGCCATTTTTGTCAACCCATCAACACCACCTTGGAAATTAAAACGAGATAGTTTATCGGTATTACTAAGCACGTCGGCCATGACAGCTTTGGCGTTCCCTCCTATATCGTTTACATAATTAATAGAGTCTACAACCTTTTCAGATATATCTGAATACATTATACCAACTTTTGCAAACTGGTCGACAAGTTTGTCAACGTCTTTTCCTATAACTTTACTTGTAGCGAATAACTCTTGAATATCATCTTTTGAAGCAATAACATTTCTTCTCGAACCTTTAGCAATTCCATCTATTGTTTTCCCAACATCTTCAAATTTTCCACCTAATCCAATAACTTCGGGAGAAACATCTGCAATAGCTTGCATCATTTCAGTGACTCTAGTTCTACCACCAATAAACTCTTTATTCAATGATTCAGCGGCAATTGTAATTTTATTAACTTGATTTAAAATCTCGTTAATTGGTTTCAAACTTCTTTTTGCCTCTTCTTCAAGTTTATTAAACGCAGTTGTAATATCAGGAATACTACCTGTTAAATTTGGGTCTGTGGTTCCTTGTGTGCTCGTTTCATCAAACATAAATCAATTATTTCCTATAAATAGATAAAGGACTAAAATTTAGTCCTTTCTATTATTTTCTATCCATTTATCCAAGAGATATTTCCTCATAAAAATCGGCATTGATATAAAATCTTGGTATGTTATTTTAAGTAATGAGTTCAGGTAGTAGAATTCATCAAGTTGTCCTTTCCTATAATCAGAAGAAAGGGCGAAAAAACTCAACCCCAAAACCAACATTCACAGTTAGTCTTTCTCCTGATGGGGCAATTACTTCTTTGAACATGTTAAGTCTTGGTTCATTCTCGTTCATGAATGTTCTGATATATTTGGAGTCAGAAATTGGCATTTGGTCAACAAATTTTGCAATATCCCCTTTATCACTTGAACCATCAATTTCAACAATCTGTCTTTGAAGTCTCCACGTCACTCTTGGTGCAACTCTACCCATAGGATATGAATCAACCATCTTAGTTATTTCATTCAATTCCCCATAAGTCAATGGTTTCAATTTGATTGATACCCCTGACCTTGGTAATGTTGTCACGAAAGTTCCATCTTCTTGTGGGTCTTGACCTTTGACAATCGGTAGTGAATCAAGAATTACTTTTGTTGAGAATGGCTTCTTTGTTGCCGGGTCTGTTAGAGTCATGTCAATCTCGGGACCGAATGATGTATTCCTTAAGAAGACCAAGATAGCCTCAATGTCTCCCTCCAATAAATCATCAATTCTCACATCAGGTTCATATATTTTTGACCTTAGTAATGTTGCTGTGATATCATCAGCCCCACCCATGAGAATGTTCTCATCGGATGCAGTTAGATAACCAACTTTGAGTGATTTCTTTTTATTCTTATAAAACGCACCTTGAGATGGTAATGGAACCATGTCGTGTGGTAATGTAAAGTTTTCTTGACCGTAGTCTCTTGCTTGATTTTCCATATAAAAAAATAACCGTAAAGTTTATGTCTTTACGGTTAAATATAGTTTCTATTGATTTTTTATAAATAGTATTAGTAAACCAATACACAACGGTCAGGACGAAGACTGGCTGAAATGTCTGCCAAAGCGTCTGTATTGTAAGCTAACGTTCCGAAGTTCACACTCGTTAAGAATGTTCCGTATAGAATCCACTTTTCTACTACCACACCTGTTGGGTCTAATAGTTCGAGGTCGATATCTCTTTTGTAACCCGCAGCATAACCCATACGACCTGTCACTGATTCAGCGTGTAAACGAACCCACTCCATTAGAGCTTGAGCCGCTGACGGTCCAATTGGGTCTCTGAATTTAACAGGAATCTCATCCCAGTTAAATCTTCCTGCTACATATGTAGAAGTGTTTAAAAATTGAATCTCTGTAGACATTATTTTGATTGATGGTCTAGAAGTTGATTCTACGAACCATTCATTAATACCTAAGCTTGAGGGAAATCTCATGATGAATCGATTCTGGCGTTTCGGTTCGTAAGGTATCGGCATTTTCATTAATAAATCAGCCATGTTATATTAGTTTTGTTTTTTCTCGTTTATATGTTATAAATATAGTCTTATGGAAAAATATATTACTTTACTTTTTTTTCTAAAAGAATATTCTTTATTTAACTTCCTTTTTAATTCCTCCAGCTGTAGAATAAGTCTTAACTAGATTATCTGGTTTATCTTTAAAGTGTTTACTCATTACTTCTACGTTTTTAGGGTCATCGTCTGAAAATCCTATAACTGGTTTAGTTGGAACGAATTTATTACCTATATCTTTTTTAAGAAACGCTTTCTTATTTAATACTGCAGCCATTCCTTTAATATAACTCACAAAATCATCCATCGCAATAACCTTTAACTCTTCAGGACTTGCAGCACCCTTGTCGTCTCCAAAAGAAACGGGGTGGTATTTGTTGAGTTCTAAATAAGACTTGATTAAATCATCATCACTCATTTCTTCCTCATCGACGAACGACCTATATTTTCTAAGGTTCTTCAGAAGACTCTCTTTACTTATACCATTGAAATCATTTATAATGTAATTGTAGACAGCTTCTTTCAGTGTGTTGGGGTTATGACCTCTTGCTGTGATGATGGCAAATATTGAACCATTATTGATTGCTTCTCTGAAATCATCGAACGCAGGTCCGAGTTTAGCTTTCATGGAGTCAACCAAAAATTGTTTATCTCCTTCAGTTCTAAAGTTTCTGAATGGATTGTTAGCAAACCCTACAATAGTTTTACCTTTATATTCTACAGGACCCTTACCTATTTCACTTCTATATTCTGCAAAGTCTTCTGTGCTCATTCCGAACTCTTCACCATCATCGGTCTTAAGAACGATTTTTGTTGGCATGCGAACAATATTATCGTCCCAATCGAACGCATAATATTTCATATCTGGACTATTCGGTTCTTTAAAACCTTCTTTAATGACTCTTAACATATTATATAAATATCCTTTTTTAATAAAGGGCAAACAACTCGAAAATTCTTGTCCCATTCTCAAATTTTCCTTTGATTCTTTTGTTATCAGGAACATTGTTTTTTACCCCAATGTTAACACAAGATTCACAAGTTTTCTCATCACGCAGGTTAACCGCAAATGTCAACCTTTTGACAGGTTCTTTGGTTTCATCCAAATTAAAAGTCAATTCTCGTTTATCCATGTCAATATTCACAGAATCAAAATCAACTTTGAGACCGATTGTTTTACTTCTTATGTTATCCAAAAACTCCTGTAAATCTTTACCTGTAATCTTTTCTTTCTTTTTAGATGGAGAGTTTGTCGTTGGTTCCGAAACAACTTTATCAGTTGATTTCGTAACAGATTTATCAACCACCCTTGAAGGGATAGTCGTAACTACATTGTTTAGAGATGATTTCCAATCTTGCTTAACCTTATTCCAACTTTCACCATTCATTAACCTTGAAATTGCAATTGGTCTGTATCGCCATATGTTTTTGTAATTATCATTATAATCACCAGATTTATACTGAGAATCAACTACATTCAAATATTGTTCATAGTAATCATTTATGTTTGAACAATTTTTTTTAATTAATTTTATAGCGTCTTGAACATTCTTGTTTTCCAATGGTTTATTAACAATGCTAAGTCTATCAATCGAAGGGTCAATTGCGTTCGCCAATCCAGCCACCCATCTAAAAAACATTCCTTTTTGACCGGAATCAGCCTGAAAAGCATAAGACCATAACTGTGCTTTGAAAGCATCACTCATATTATTCCAACAATCAAAACCTATTGTATTTTCAACATAGTTTTTAAATAGATTCAAATTTTCAGAACCATTATATGTTTTCCCCACAATTTTACCCAGCTCCATATACGAAAAAACTGATTCTATTTTTGAAATGAAACCAGCAACTTCTTTAGGTATAGAGAATGAAGAAGATTGTTCTGTCACCAATCCATACATTCTACGGATTTCATCGATTTCTGATTCACTGATAATCAATTTTTTTCTCATAACATATAAATACCTTTATTAAACAAAAATCCCCCATTTGTGGTGGGGGATTTCGAAATACTGTAATCAGTATTAGATATTTTCAAACGAAGCTCCTGTTGGAGTAATGAAGAATTCAATGTCGATGAATTCTAATGCCTTCGTAGGTTTTAAGTAAATCTTACCTGTAAGTGTATTTCTATCCAAATCCTCAGGGGTAGATGAAACTGTTACACGGAAATCGTATAAACCTCTGTCTCTTCTGATTGAATCTAAGATTGGGTTAACACTGTCTAAGAATTGTTGTCTAACGATTTGGTCGTTTTGTTCGAACAATAATCTTACAGCCACCGCTGAAATCAACTTACGAGCTTGTAATAACAATCTTCTAACATTTAATCTGTTAAGAGCGGTATCAGCAACTTGTAAAGTTTTGTTACCCCAAATTACAGTTCCTACGTCAGAGAAAGTTGCGATAGGGTTAATTCTACCTTGATATAATGTATCTCTATCTTCTTGAGTTAGTTTAACTCTCGCTTTAACTGAGTTTACAAGACCTCTCGTATAACCCGCTGATGCGAACCAAGGGAATGCGATGTTATCAGTTAATGCTAAGTTTCTACAAACTTCACCTGTTGCAGGTAGATAGATTTGTGTATTATTAACAGTGTCTCTTACAAGTATCCAAGGATAGTAAGTCGCTGTGTAGTTAGAATCGATTCCTGTGTTATCGAGAGCATCTACAGCTTCTTGTGGATAAACAATTAACTGAGGGTCAGTAGCATCTGGTGAGAACATGTCATAGTCAGGAGTCGTTGCGATATACACTGAATCCGCTCTTTGGAATTGAACCATATCGATTGCTGATTCAACTAAGTTTGAGTTATCAATATAGTTGATTGATGCAGTTGCGAATACGTTGATGTTTGTAGATTCAGGGTTTGAGAAACTTAAGATACCAAGTAAGTAAGCGTAGTAGTCAGTGTTAGCAAAATCACTTCTATTATTCTCAACCACTATTCTCTTGAAGATACCATCACCAGTTGCTGTTGGGTATCTTGGGTCAGGTGCGAAACCTGCCATGAAACCTGAAGCACCTAATTGGAATCTATCTTCGTTTGTTCTCCACTCTCTGTAGATATCCCAACCATCGAATCCACCAGCAAAACAACATGTGTATTTTCTAGCGTAAATAAAATAGTAAGGGTTTTCCTGAGACTCTGGGTCATTTCTGAATTCAGCAACACCACACTCAAAAGCAGTTTGACCACTTGTGTCGTATATATTACCAATTGTTACAACGGTTGCACCTGAGTCCATATGGAAACCTTTTGAGAGATAATTCCAAGGAATAGATTCAGTTGCTTGTGCCCAATCACCAATAGGGTTTTGTTGACCTTTGTATTGTAAGAACGAATCATCAATACCGTATTGTGTTGCGAAACCTAAATAAGTTCTTCTAACAACATCACCAGGAGATTCAACCGCGTTAGAGCCACCTGAAGTAGTTCCAAACGGAGGGTTATAAATTACTTCGCCAGGGAAGTTATATTTTGTTTTGAATACGATATAAGGTGAAGGGTTGGATGCTGTTTCATACTCTCTTTGTGTATATCCATTGAATCCACAAGGAAGAGCATCGATAGGAGCACCGTCCGCCATTTCGACCATGATGTATCTTGAAACTAAAGCGTATTCACCATTTGAAGTTCCAATTCTAACACCGATAAAGTTGTTAGTTGCTGGGTCCATTGTGCAATTCGTATATTTTTCAAGAACTACAGGATTTTGGTCTGTATCAAAGAAATCTCTAACCAAAATATCAAATGTCATATTATTATATGAAAGGTTTGCAATTGAAACCTTAACTTCTGTATTTGCAGCATCACCATCAGAAATAGATATAAATCTGAAAAGATTATAAACTCTATTACCTCTTAGTTCAGAAACAAAGTAAGGAGTCTTAGGTGACTGATATCTTTGTAATTTCCAAGCTATTGTTGTTGTTGAGTTTGTAACTCTTGCTTCAGGTAAAGCAACTAATTCACAATTCAAACCTCTAATGTAACTTTGATTGAATGCGTAGTTTAAAGAACCTGGATAAATTTCTTCAACAAACAATGGAACTTCATTTCTCGATTTTCCAAAGTTATCAATACCAAACACTTTTGTAAGATATTTTGAAGAAGACGCTAACAACGATGTCTCGAAAGAGAACGTGTCTGCATCTTTTGTAACACCAGAAACTAAGAAAGTTCCAAAAGGATTCTTAGTAACCCCTGAGTATTGGTCAGAACAAACTAACTGAACATCAGTTAATCCAGTAACCTCATAAACAGGTCCGTGATTAGGACTTGAAGCACTATTAGTGAAAAGAGAAATACCTCTTGAACGTAAAGTAGCTACAACCATATTGTTATAATCAAGGAAAGCGGTTCCAGAAAAAGTATAACTATTACCTGACACTGTTCCACTATAAACAGTGCTACCTAAAGAAACTAAATTAGAAACTACGTAATCAAATGAATATCCTGAATAGTTGTTTCCATTAGGGATATCAAATGTTGCGTAAAACCAAGGGTCGTTATCTCCAGATGATAAATCGTTATTATCTAAATTAGTTGAATCACTTCCAAACGCATTAACAATTGTTGTATAACCTGATAAATTCGCATAATCAGTTCCAGGAATTGACCCGTAAACAACTGCTGTTGTTGCAGATAAAGAAGGAGTATCAATTATATTACCAACGTATGTGTTAAAACCTTCAGCATATGTTGAAGTTGAACCGTTTGATAAAGTAAATTGAGTGTTTAAATCTAAAGCCACAGGTGCTGGTAACGCACCTCCAACGAATGTAATTGTGTTTCCTGTTGTAGAACCAATAAAAGACGCACTCCAAGGAGCTGTTGCAATCGCCGAGTTGATACCGATAGTTGTCGGGTCAGGGTTAGCAGTTACTCTTATACTCCAAGATGGACCTGCGTCATAACCAGATAAACCAAGAATTCTTGTAAAGAACATTTGGTTAGACTGTTGGAGATAAGATTTGGCAATATACGCCGCTTCATATTTAGGGATTTGTGTATTCACGAACTTCTCTGGAATTGTTCCACCAAAGTAAGCTTGGAATTCATCGTAGTTGGTAATAAATACAGGTTCAAATGCTGGTCCTTTGATGGATTCCCCAACAAGACCTAGTGTAGTTACACCGACACTTTGAGCCACGAAAGATAAGTCAGTTTCAGAGGTGTATACACCAGGTGAAACGAATACTTTTTGATTTGCTTGTGCTGTTGCCATTATTAAATTATTCTAATGCAGATTTATTTTAATGATAAATATTAGTATCTGAATGAAAAAACTTTACTTTCTGATATCTATTTATAAACGGTGAGAATTAATTCTGCCTTTTTTCTACCATGAAAACAAAGAAAGAAATCAAAAACATAAAAATATCCCCTGAATCACATGAAATCCTAAAAAAATACTGTGACAAGAGAGGGATAAAAATTTATAAGTTTTTAGAAAATTTGATAATGGAAAAGTGTGTCGAAAAGAAAGATATCTACGGAGAGAACTAAACTAACTTGTTTTCGAAAAGAATATTACCATCCAAGGTGTTATCGTTTTTGATAACCTCAATTCTCAAGATATCATCCAAAGTTACTTGAATAACATTCAAGTCTGTTCCATAATAATTGTTGTTGATGTAAACATCATACGAATTAATATTATTTGAAGAAATAAAAGTCATGTCAACAGTATAATCAACAAGACCGCTAAGAACTGTATTACCCGAAACAAATAAAAAGTTTTGTCCGAACTCATCAGGATTCTCAGGATATATGTCTCTCTTTTTCCTTTTGATGTCAGATTGAACTTCGAATACTTGAGACACTCTAGCAATTGCTGGTTTAACTTCAAATTCTTCTTCGTCAATCAAATAACCTAACATGGTGAAATCATAACTTTGAACATAATACTTTCTTGAATCCAAATTCATTTGAGACTCATCAGCTACGTTATTTAATATTATCGGAACATATTGACCTTTAATAAAAGTATATGCTTGTCTTGATGAAAACTTCTGCATAACAATTTTATTGAGTTGGTTCAACTCTCTCATTCTATTACAGATAAACTTAAGACTATAATTAATATCAACAGGAACGGGTTGTGGTATTGTGTATATGTCCATACCTTGTTCATTACCATTCCAAGTTGGAACTGATGCGTAATAAAATTGTTTCCTATTAGGAATTGTATATTGTAATGCAGGATTGGTTCCGTATTTAACGTCAGGGCTTCTTACAACTGTGATAAAAGGTGGTGAAGGGTTAAAATCCAAATCAACGAATAATGCAGTTTCAACATACTGAGCCCAGTTTTGGGTTGTTATGATAGTATCAACCATAGGAACAACTTTACCTGCTGTCACAACCTCTAAATCAGTTTTAACAAAATCTAACATACCTCTATCCAAATCAGCATGTAATACAGATTTAGGAAGATAAGTCCCATCCTTATTAATAAATTCCAACAACTGTTCTCTTCTTGCAGACAATGTCTTCTGAGGAACTAATGGTAATGTTGGTTTGACTTGTTTAGGTAAAGGCATTCTTTAATTATTTTGTCATTAATCCAACTTGTTTTAACGCACCCCAATGAGATGACGAGTTAGATGAACTAGCACCACTTACAACACCAGCACCTCTACCTCCTGACTTTCCCACAAAGACGTTTGACGAAGGAACCCCATTACTTACAGCCGCTCTAACGTTGTTTTTAGTAACTGGTCCTAGTGCATATGGTTCAATTATAAAAAGTTTATTTTTGTTCACATATGGACTTACCGCCAACTCATTTGCTTTTTTACAACCAGCACTAAATAAGTAGACAGGAATCTTTGGATTCTTTTCCAAGAAGTCTTCAATATCTCGTGTTGAAGTGCTATATCTGAAACCTTTTATTTTCTTATCACTTCCCAATCCTGAATTTAATAATTTTACTTGTGAATCAATATCCAAATCTCCGTCTCTATAATCTAACCCACCAACCAATACTGCATCAAATGAACCAGTTGACTTGACAGGAGATTTATCAGGGGATTTAACATCAGTCTTATTTTTCAAACTTAATTCTTTACCGAATTCTTTTTGATAAGCCTTTCTTGTCAACGGACCTGCTTTACCATCAACTCCGTCATTCTTTGGACCAAAGTTACCTAAGTCATATTTCTTAACAAGAATTTTTTGAATCTTCTCAACTTCAGGGTCGTATTCAATCTCATTGATTAAAAACTTGAGTTGGTTTTCAGAAATTAAGTATTCCATTCTATTAATTATTAAATTATATATATTTTATTATATCCCTCTAAATTCATTTTCACTAACATATGTCGCCACAATTGTTCTATAGAACGGCTTATATCCACCATACGTATGTTTATTATCAGACCTAACATACCCATCATCACTCACAACATAATATCTGACCCTATCCTCACTCTCATAGTAACCAAAGTAATCCCCTTGGAATATTTCAACTTGCAAATCTTCCAAAGTCTTTTGATAAATTGAGAATTTCATGTTACCAGGTTCTTGTAATTCAAGTTTAGAATTACCGTAATTTTTACCCGTAGGAGCCATAACCTGAACATAACCTTTGAGTTCAACAGGTGCTAAGAATTGAATTCCATCTTCCAAAACCTCACCATAAACATCATCAGTTTTGGTTTTATATCTATCAATACGATAAAGTATAACGGTAAAGTTCATGTCACCAATTAACCACTCTTCACCCATACCGATATCCAAGGCATAATCTTCTCTACCAAAGAACTTACCTAATCTTGTTATAGGGACTAAATTTTCCATATTGATAAATACTTTATTGTTGTTTATATTTACACCAAATGGAAATAAGACCACCTACAAAAATAATTTTAAAGAAAAGTCCAATTCACGGTTTGGGTGTTTTTTCAAGTCAAAGAATATCTAAAGGTGAAATAATAGAAGAGTGCCCATTCTTAGCATTCCCACAAAACAAAAACGAACAAGTTCCCGCTTTTTCAAACTATACTTTTTGTTTTCCAAGGGGTGAAAGGTGGACAACTCACGCATTAGTTACGGGTTATGGTTCTTACTATAATCATTCAGAGAACGCTAATGTTAATTGGTATACAGAAAACGAATTAGGTCTTTTTGTATTCAAAGCGCTGAGAGACATCAAAGAAGGTGAAGAACTTTTTATAAACTACGCCAATGGTATCGTTTTTTGATGAGTGATAATACCATATCGATGGAATCTAAAGCACTTTCTATTTTGGAAACGTATAATGGTGCAAACAATTATATTCTTGAATTAAAAAGAAAATCGGAAATAAATCGTAAGTTTTACCCAACAAGAAGTCAGGCTGAATACATCATTAACAATCATGACAAACAACCCAAGGTCGCAAAGAAATGGGTTATCCTCGACGCATACTTCGCACAGAAATTAGCAGACGATAGATTGTTAACTGAAATCCCTGAAAAAGTTTGGGTTGAGAAATTACTTGCAGATAAAGAAAAGGCTTTCCACATTTGGGGTAAGATAAAAGAATCACAAGAGCTTCACGATTTTTGGTTACCAAAAGCTGCAATAATTAAAGACAATACTGTAAAAGATGTTGTTGTGGATTATGAAAAATATTCTAAACGACCTTTATTATCACACCAAAAAGAAGCAATCCAAAAACTTCTCGAAAACAAAAAATTTATTTTAGCTGACGATATGGGTTTAGGTAAAACAACCTCAAGTATCGTCGCAGCACTCGAGTCAGGAGCTAAAAAAATTCTAATCATTTGTCCTGCAACTTTGAAGATAAACTGGAAAAGAGAAATTGAAAATTATTCTGAAAGGTCAATCTTCATTGCTGAAGGAAAACAATTTTCAACAGAGCACGACTTTGTTATTATAAACTACGACATTATAAAAAATTTCCATGACGCTAAGAAAAAAGATGAGTCGCAAATTCTTGGAGCCAATTTTGATTTGGTGGTTATTGATGAAGCACACTATATCAAAAACGCTCAAGCCCAAAGGACAAAACTAATAAACGACTTTGTAAAAAAAGTTGACCGATTGTGGTTACTCACAGGAACACCTATGACATCACGCCCAATTGATTATTATAATCTATTAAGTTTAATAGATTCTCCCGTCGCCAAGAATTGGATGGCTTATGTTATAAGATACTGCCAAGGATACCAATTCAAAGTCGGTTCAAGAAAAGTTTGGAATGTAATGGGTGCATCAAATTTAGAAGAATTAAGAGATAGAACATCAGGTTTGACCTTAAGGAGATTGAAAGAAGACGTGTTGGACTTACCTGATAAAATTATAACACCAATCTATCTGAGACTAAAATCAAAAGAATACGAGGAGGTTATGGGGGAATACTATAATTGGTATGAAAAAAATCCTGAAGAATCTAAATCTTTGACGGTCCAATTTACAAAACTTACAAAAGTAAGACAGATAATTGCCAATGAAAAAATTACACAAACAATTGAATTAGCCGAGAACATTTTAGAACAAGATAAGAAGGTTATTATCTTTTGTAATTTTACGGAATCATTAAATAAAATTGTAGAACACTTTGGAAAATCTGCAGTTAAGGTTGACGGTTCCATGTCAAAAGCTGAAAGACAACATAGTGTTGATGAGTTTCAAGATAACCCCAAAGTAAAAGTTTTTGTTGGAAACATTAAGGCAGCTGGTGTTGGTTTAACATTAACCTCCGCTGAAGCTGTAATTATGAATGACCTATCATTCTTACCATCCGACCACTCACAAGCCGAGGACAGAGCCTACAGATATGGTCAAAAAAATAACGTTCTCGTTTATTATCCTATTTTTGAAAATACAATCGAAGGAATTATCTACGATATCCTCAACGCAAAAAAACAAGTTATCTCAACTGTAATGGGTGATAACGTAAATTCAGCTGATTATGCTGAAGAAATTTTAAGAAGAATCAACGAGTTAAGACATTAAACGCACTTACAGATTATTTATTAAGAAATAGATAATCAAATATCATGAAAAAAATTGAAGAAGAAATTCAACTGTTAGAAAAACAAATACAAGAAAACCATATACAAGAAGAAAAAAAACAGTTGATTAACGAAATGAAAAAAATCGGAATAGAGAAACTACCTTATTCCTACTCAGCCCTCAAACAATTTATCGATGCAGAAACAATGGACTTCCATTATAACAAACATTATAAAGGGTATGTAGATAAATTAAACGCAGCGTTATCAAAGAAAAAATACGGTGATTTGGAATTAGAACAAATCATTAAAACTATTAGCCGTTTTGATAAATCAGTTAGAAACAATGCGGGTGGAGCATTCAACCACGCTTTGTTTTGGAACATGTTAACACCTAACCCAAAAAAGTTGACAGGTGAACTTTATAAAAAAATTAACAAAGAGTTTGGTTCTTTTACAACTTTCAAAAAGAAGTTTGAAACTGTAGCCAAGGATAGATTTGGTTCTGGTTGGGTTTGGTTGGTTCTGACTGCAAAAAACGGTCTGAAGATTATGTCAACACCAAATCAAGATAATCCATTAATGAATGTTATAGAAGGTGGTGGATTTCCACTTTTAGGTTTGGACCTATGGGAACACGCATATTATCTGAAATATAGAAACAAAAGAGATGAATACATTTCGAATTTTTGGAAAGTAGTTAATTGGGACTTTATATCAAAGTTGTATGAAATGAAAACAGAAACAAAACTTTTAGAATCAGAAGGATTCTCAAAAATTATTTCTGAATCAGAGGAACCTAAATTCTGTTCTCCAAAAGAAGTTGCCTTCTACAATGAATTAATTAACAACAAAAAAATCAAAGATGTTTATCAGACTGGTATAACACACATCTTAAAAAAAGTTTTTAGTCAATTTTGGGTTGACGCTACTTCAAAAGAAATGTCAGGATTCTACGGAATCGAAACAAAAGATGGTAGGTCAATGTTAAATAACCTCAATACAAACTTCAACGCATTTTGTCTTATTGTTAAAGCAGTAAACAACCAAATAGAATCTTTAGGACAATTAGATAAGATGTTCGATTTTTCGAATCCTGAAAATAGAAACCTCAATGAAGTGAAAAGATTCTTAAGAGCGTTAGATTATTTCAGAAACGACATCTTTACCAAAACAAACAAAGATTTTATTAATATTATCAAAGTCCTAATGGTTCTTTGGAAGAGAGGTCAAAAAAGTGAATCAAGTGCAACAAAGAAAATGGAATTGTATTTCGGTAAAGACGCAAAAATAATTCAAGTCGGAGGTCATGGACAGAAAAAAGATGCATTCAAAGGAATTGATTTAATTGTTAATTTAGATGGTAAAGAATATACTGCACAGGTAAAACCATATTCTAGCATGTCTTTGATAAAAGATAAGGTAGAATTATTAGATACTGGTAATGTGAAGAAATATGATACTGATTGGTTAATCTTTGTAAATCAAAAGACTAACAAGATACTTATATTCAAAAACAACCCACTGACTGATGAGAATCAATATTCATTTAATTTAGATTCTTTGATACACGAAATAGAATAAACTAAGATATATTTATAAGATATGGCAGTAATTCCAGAACCAGAAAGGTCCAAAATATATACGAGAATTAAACACCTCTTAGGTGCTCCTCTCAGAAGCGTTGAGCTCGAAGATGAACAAATGGATTCATTAATGGAACTTGCCATTGGTGACTACGAAGAATACATTCTTCAATGGTTAATCGATAGCCAATGGGTTAACTTGGTGAATTTAAATATGACTGAAAAATCTGTTGCAAGAGCACTTGTAACAAGAACAATGGATTTCGAACAACAGTTCGCATACTCATATTCAAAAATTGTTGGACTACAGACAGTAGGTCCGTGGGTTCTTAAGCAAGATTATTTCATCTTAAGTGCTAATACTCAAAACTACGAAATCCCTGCAGGTCGTGAGGTTAATGAATTATTATGGTTCAGTAATCAACCATGGACAGCATTTGGTTTAGGTGGTGTTGGTGGATTCGGATTTGGTGGTATAGGTTTAGGTGCCAGCGAAGCAGGTTATGCTCAAATGGGTTATCAGGGTTCTTACTTTATGATGTCAGGATTTGATTACCTTATAAGAATGCAAGAATCCAATATTCTTAATAGAATCCTTGGGGGTTCTTTAACATACAGAATTACAGGGTTACCCGATGGTAAAAGAAATGTATTCCTTTATAATACCCCTGGTGGAAGATTCAATTGGAATAACTATAGTTTATATGCCGGTAAAGCCGTTTGGTATTGGTATTATGATGTTGGAACCGACGACAGAGCAGATTGTTTAAAGGCAAACCCTGATATTATAAAATTACCAACCGACGTTCCTATTGAAGATTTAACTTGGGAAGATTTAAACACTCCTGGTCAACAATGGGTTAGAAGATGGTTCACCGCATACTGTAAAGAAACACTTGCAAGGGTGAGAGGAAAATATTCCGGTAATCTTAAAACTCCTGATTCAGAAATAATAATGGATTATCAAAGTTTGTTAACTGAATCCAAAGACGAAAAATCAAAACTTCTCGAAGAGTTGATTGGGGCTGAAGGATGGTTGACAAGATTGAGACCTGAAAAAGTAATGGAAAGAGAGGCATTGATTGCCGAAAACTTAAATAAACAAATGAAGTTCAGGGCAATGCCAAGACAAATCTACGTAATATAATGGCAATAATTAAAACTATACCTTCTCAAAGAATTATTAACGGAATAACAATTAAGACCTCCGAAATATCAACTGTTTCTGAAAGCGAATATGTTACCAATGGTGAGGCATGTATCGTAGTAAGAGGCATTGATGAATCGTCTATCACATTAGATTCGAGAACGACAGACCATGTTGTTGTTAAGGCTATGACAAGAACTCTCGTAAAACCCGACATCGGAAGAATTGACGAGGATTACGATGAGATTCTTTTAGATAGATATGCTTGTGTCGAGTTCAGGTTTGTTGTTAACAATTGGTATATACTTTCATCAGACGGTCTCAAGAATTCCTAATTTTTTTTTCCAATCTTCTTCGGCTAAGTCATACATGTAATCGGGTTTAAGACCACGTCTTTCCCAATAATTTAATTCTTGTTCTGTTATATCCAACACGTCTTTTTGTAAATCATCTTGGTCACCCTCACCTAATGGATGTCCATTAATCAACTCACACTGTGCTGTTGTAAATATTCCTCTTTGTTCTGGGTCAGAAACAATTAAACCATTTCTAACTTCATCTTGGAATACAACCATCAAAGGTTCGATTCTTTTGTTGAATGTTGCAATTGCTCTCGGAACATTATAATCTCCAGTAAGTTCGGGGTCTTTATCTAAAATGTCTTTATCCAACATATAACAATTTACCATAACACCATCAGTAATAGGTTTTGCTTTGGGGTTGTTAAACTGATTAAGTGCGTTGGTATCTTTGATTTGTTTGACTGTCATTTTCTGAACATCACCTTGAGATGCCTTTGTTCCATTATTAACATACATTATCACATCACCAAGATTCACACCTAAGTTTTCTTGGATTGCCAACTCCATGTGAGCCATACGAG